TCAGGTTCGCCGATTTACCAGAGCCTTGAGCCGCGCGCGCTCCGCATCCACGCTTGCCTGCCCGCCAGTGCCTTCGTCATCCTGGGCGTTGTCTTTCCGTCTGGCGGTCTGGAGCGCATCAAGCATTGTCCAATCGATCACCGACAGGCTATCAGGATAGGGGAAAGTCGCCCCCCCATCCTTCAGCCGGTCCAGCCGCATTGCCTCGACAACGTGAACGACCAAATGAGGCGGCGGTTCTGCAGCTTGATCTTCATCAATGCGGTTGCCGTCGCCGTCAAATAGCAGAACGCGTGCGCCCTTGTTCTTCCGGCGGTCGCGGATCATTTCGAGCTGAGCAGAGAAGAATTCCGTCAGCTCGTCATAGAGTCCTGCCGTTTCTTTCTCCACAGTCTGGTCAAAGCCGACGTCACTTCCATCTTCCATTCACCGAGAAATGCAGCCGCGAACGCTTCCGGCCCCTGCTCCGCGAACGTGCCGCCGTTGACCGTCACCTTATCCCAGGAACCGCCCTCTTCGACATCCACGCTGACAAGCAAGGCGTTGAACAATTCAACGTGCGCAGCCTGGTTAACCGCCGTCTTGGTCAGCCGGGTCTTGCCCTGCTGTTCTGACGAGCTGATGCCGTTGCTCTTCTCAAACCGGGTGCGCTCTTTCTCCGTCCATTCGCGCATCCGCAGCCGCAGCGTCAGGTATGGGTACTCAGGATTGCCCAGCTTGAGCCGCACCATCCAGACCGCATCATCAAATGTGGCTACGCTTTCTTCCGGCAGCACTTCGGCATCACATTCAAAAAGCGCTTCAATCGCGAGGTCTTTGTGCGTTGAACGCATCTTTACGGCGATCTCAGGAGTGACCGGCGTCTGATCTTCAAGGCCAGGATAGCCGCTGATGGATTCTGCAATCCCATCCCACAGCCAGAGCTTTGCCGCCCCGGCGTCGGATTGCTGATCGCTGATCTTGCCATTGGTGCTGATGCGTTCCTGGTAGACCGCGCGGCGATTGTATTCGGCTTCCTGTTGCTGCGTTGGGCGTTTGAAACGGTGAATCACTTTGATGAAACCGTCTTTGTTCGCCCACGAGACCGGGAGTGCGATATTGAAGTGGTCATCGCCAAGGTTGAAAACCCTTCGCGTTTTAGCTGGAGCTGTTGCGGTGGCGTCTGCGGTTTGCAGACCGTTCCTTTCTTCTGACATTTGACTCTCCTTGCTAAGTCTCCCTGCTGGTGGTCATCGGCCCGCGGCGCGGCAGGAACGCGCTTTGTCCCGACGCAGGCCATGCGGCGGTTAGCGGGACCGATGGTTGATAATTATTTCATCAGGATAAAACCGTTTGACTGGGCAGAGCCGACGTTGAGAATCGCTACCTGCCCTTTGATTGGCACGTCCAGAAAGTTGATCTGCTGACATCCGACAAATTCGCTTTCCCCGAAGTAGCACGCGGGGTAATCGCCGTCTTCTGTGTGGAGCGAGATCGTGTCCCAGGCCACGGCATCCCCCGGCGCGCCGGTCACGTATAACGAGACATAGCCATCGCCGTAATCAGCCGCCGCGATACCCTGATTGCCATAAGTGAAGACGCCTGGTGCGAGTCTGGTAATGTGGAAACTGCTTTCAAAAGTTGCGCCGTTCGTATTGGCAATGATGATGCGGCCATGGCCCTCGCGCGCCTTCTTGGGAACGTGGAAGTTTATCTGTGTGGGAGAAACGTAGAACAGGCCGACGGGCGCACCATCAAAGAAGACGGTGACGTTCGCGAGCGTCTTGGGCAGAGGCAGGCTGGTTGCCTCTTCTGCATAATCTGCAAAGCCATTGCCGTAGATCGCCGCGATGGAATCAGCGGTGCCGTGGTAGCGCCCGCTCGCCGCGTTGGTAGTAGTGGCAGGTTTGGACTGATGTGCGCCGATGGAGGCGAGGCCGACGAGCATTAGGGCTGCAAACATCAAAATTCTTTTCATTTGTCGCATCGTTACTGGTCCCTGTTTGGTCGCTCACGCTCCCACATCTCGCGCTGGTCGAACGCGTGATGGAAGATCAGGCGCACGCCGTTGACGATCTCGAGTTGTGGCTCGCAGGTACAATTGGTCGTTAGGGCGTGCGGTGCCCAATCGCGTATCGGGCGGATGTGGAGATTGTCGCGATGGTCCAGGCTGGCAATGACGTTGTTTGGGGTTTCGCTCATAGATTCATCAGCAACTCACTAGCTCGCCATTTGTCATCCAACCATGCCAGGTGCCAACAAGGTGGAGGCTTGGCGTCAGCGTTGGTGCGTCTTCATTGCCATTCCACTTCCACTGGCAGCCATTTTCCAACGGCCTATCAACGCCCCAACGACAAACGCCACTGCCAGGGATGTAGATGTAAATCCAATCGTGGCGCGCAACCAGATTTCCGGCATCGTCTCTCTCGTCAGACGATGGCCAAGCGAAGTCTCCCTCTTGGCCGTTATCCACAAGATCAGCCCAGTCTTTACGCCGAATACCCTTTGCGCTTCGATTGTTCATCGGTGTCTCTCACCACTTCTTGAGCGGGCATCGGAGATCACGCATTCGCCACTTTGATCGAAGGTCACTTGCCCAGGTTCGCGGGCAGCCGCATGCGCCGCAAAACATCCCCGTCGTCGTCTGCTGCAATTCTGGACACGGCAAACATTGTTGCTGGCGCATTAAGCCGGTCACGAGCGGCGCATCCCCGAAGCGCAAGAAAGACCAGATAGCTCGAAAGAACCATCTGGCCTTCTCGCGCAACACGATAGATCGCGCCCACAGATCGGCAATTCGCGCCCTTAGCAGCATTTGGTCGCCATTGGGATTGGCTGCTCAGGCGGTGCCTCAAGTACAGCCAGCGGCAGCTTGATGGTCTGCTCATCCACCAACCGCAATTGAGCGGCGTCGGCCTCACTGATCAGGTGACGATCAAGCGCCTCTTTCGCAGAGATATGACCATCGCGGATCAACGTCTGGGCATGCTGCTTGAGCAGGAATGCCTGTTGTTGCTCTTTAGTCATCAACTCCAGGGTTGTGCCTGGGTCGGCCATCGGCGGCTCTTTGGGCTGTTCGTCCTCGACCGCCGCAATATCTGTGGGCTGCGCTGGCACAAGGGCCTGTTCGGTCTGCGCTTGGTTATTCGTAATTTCTTTGGCCATAGTTTCCTCTTGGTTCGTCGCGTGATTTCAGCCATAGCGTCAGCCCGGCTTAATCGAAGTTGCTCGCGATGCTGTTGACCACTTCCACCTTAGCCGCGCCGCCGCTGCCGGAGTCGTACATCGCAATGAAGGTCAGCGTCAGAGCCGCCTTGCCGTTGCTGTCGGTCTCCTGAACTGCGCGGAAGCGTCCATTCGGGATGATGACTTTCAGCGTCTCCTTGGTTGGGGCGGTCGCGTCCAGAACAGAGCCAACTGCGCCAAAGGTGATGTTGGTCAGGACTTCGTTCTCAGCCATCCGGGTCCACTCAGGGAGCGTGGAATCCAGCAGCACGACTACCTGCGCCGTCACGACGCGATTGCCGCGCGAAAGCTTGGACAGATAGGCAGCGTCTGAAAGGCCGCCTGAAGCGCCGTAATCGCCAGCGTTCTGCGTGGCATCGCCGATACAACGGTCGTCTGTGGGCGCGTGGTTATTGGCCACTTCCACAAACCAGCTACGCACCCGGCAACCGGTTGTGAAGTCCACCGTGCCGCCGCTGTACGTGTACTGAAGGATCGAAGTCGGCTTCAGGCACGAAAAGCTCGGGGCTGCTGGCAGCGATGTGACAGCGTGCGGGCTTCTGTGTTTACCGCTCCCAACAAAATCGAACTGGCAAACCACCGGGTTGGTGCCGTCCTGGCTCATCCTGGCGCGTTCGACCACGACGCCGGGGAACAGGAACGACGCGCCGCCCAGTTCTGAAACAACGGTGCTGGATGGCAACTGAAGTCCGCTCGCAACAGGCAGCATGTTGGCCGCGTGCTTGTAAGCCGCCGCCGAAACTACCGTCGTGTCGGTAACCGCACCACCGAGGGCGCGCAGCCATAGCCTGCCGTGCAGGTTGAAGTTGGCCTGGTCGGCGATCGCGGCGGCCAAGGCTGACCAGTATGTATTGCAGATAGCGGTCGCGAACTCGTGCCCGTTGCCGGCGCGGCCTTCGTCCGTGACCTTTTCCATTTCTGGAACCAGGACAACCGGCTGTTGCGATGTTGCTTTCAAAAAACCAGCGCCGGCGGTATAGGGCGTATTGAAGGACGTTTCCCGCCGACTGCTGACCCAGAGGCCAGCATCATTTTGACGATATTCAGCCATAGCTTCCTCGTGTTGTTTGCGAGGTCGCTATGCGTCCGAAGACGTTGGCGGAATTACGTCTCAGGTCATCCGCCGCTTGCTCAGTTCAATGATTCAAAAATAAAAGATCAGTCTTGGTGGACGTCGGCCTGCTGCCGCTCCATTTCGCGCAATTGCTGGCGCGTGGGCTTTTTGCCGGTCTCGCGCCAAACCGCGTAGATCACAAGCGCGCTGCCTATGCCTTTGACCAGTCGCCCCAATTCCTTAAATAACCAGATCGAGATCGCATCCATTCTGTTACTCGTGCTCGCGTAATTTTTTGCTCAGCAATTCACCACCCAATTGACCCGAAGCGCCCCTTGCGCGATGTGGAGCTGGCCGCCCGCGACGTTGGCCGGAAAGATGTCAATTACGCTAAAGGTCAGCGGCTGGTAATCTCTCAGCCATTCCGGCATTTCGCTCCGCTTCGCCAGTTGCTTCAGCACCGCTGCGCGCTCCCTTGAGAATTCGTCTTCTGAGTTGGAGGTGTCATCGCCCGTCCGGTACTGGTAGAACTGCCAGACCGAATAAACGATCTCGTACTGAACGGCGTCGCTTCGCTGTTCGACATCGTTCAGCGCGGCCTGTGTGACCATCCAGCCGTCCACCTGCACGTCGTTATCATCCAGCAATAGAAACGCCGATCCGTCATCCCGAACGTTCAGGATGTTGCGCGGAATCACGGCGGCATTGGGCGCCGCCAGCTTGATGGCAGCCGCGATGGCGTTGCGCGCTTCAACATCAAATTCAATGTCGGTCGGCGTTGGCATCGTTATCGTCTTCGCTCAGCTTTAAGCGTGAGCAATACTCCAATAAATGCGGCAGTGCCCAGCAGATAAAACCACCAGAACTTGGCAGCGATCTGGAATTCGGTCTGGCGCTGATTCTTAAAGGCCAGCGAGACGTGGCCAAGCACGAAACAACAGGCCGCGATTATCGAACCGCATTCCGTTTTGCTTGGCATCTTCATCATCCAAGCCTCGCGCGCGCGCCGCCGCCAAAACGGCGAGAGACGCTGACCAATGCTGGCCGCACATAAGGGTTTCGCTTCTCAACGTAGCTGGCGTAATCCGCGCCGATGTTGAGCAGACCGGTAACCGGATCAGGAAAGGCCTCGCGGACTGACCGCGCCAAACCACCAGTGCGTTCCGCGGGCGGTTCACCTGGCCGTGCTGCTCGGTAAAGCCCACCGCCCGGCTTGCGATAGAGCTGGCCATGCTTGGCCTGGCGGAATAAATCAAGAATCGTCCGCTTCAACGCCTCAATGTAGCGGCGGATCGTCAGGCCCGCCGTCTTGCGCACGGCGTTCGCAAATCCCCTCTGATTGAAGTTGATTTTGACGTTAGGCATTAGGTGTTGACTCCATCGGCACCAGCCAAAGCCGCCAGTATCGGTATGTGCCGTAAGGCTCGATCGGCGAAGGCGTCTTGATCTTGTAGGTGTAGATCGCATTGGCCAGCGCGTGACGAACCGCGTAGACCTTTTTGACATCCGCCTGCACCATTGCGGATTCAGGCAGCATCAATTCAAACAGCACATCCGGCGGCAGATTGTTTCGCACATCAGCGCTCCGCATCTGACCGGCAACCGTCTTGTGTTCGACAAGTGTTTTTGTCGCCTTATCCATCGTCAACAACACGAACTGAGCTTCTTCGCCCTGCTCGACCTGTTCGACCTGATTGCCGAACTGAAAGGCAGATTCGTAAAGGTCTGAATGCAGGCTCATGCAATCCTTACCGGGCGAGATCGCTGTCGCATAAGGCGGCAGTGATCAAAGACCTGCTGTTGAGAATGGTCGGTCGCGAACAACACCGAAGCGCGCCCTTCCTTGATTCCCCAGGCGTCATAAACCGCACCTTCCAGATCAAAGACGCCCGAAAGCGCCGCTCCTGCCTCCTGCCACGTCACAGTGCCGTCGGTGAAGCGGTCATAGCTGACGGCTGACCAGTTTGGTTCCACCTGCCCGCTCGTGCCGCCGCTGACGGCCTTGTAGATGCGGCCATTGGCGGTCGCGGGAATGACCTTTGCCCCCGGCGCGTAAACAGTGCCAGGCTTCCAGTAATCACCGATTTGCCGCGCCTCCAGAATCTGGATCAGCTCGGGATCGGTAAGCTTAGGCGGCACGTCGTAGGCCGCGAGAAGTCGCAACCTGGCCAGTGCCGCCTGTTTGTCTTGCTCGACCGTCGGCATGGTTTAAGGCTTGTTGGTGTCCGCCGGTTTCGTGGCGTCCGCCGTCTTGTTATCAGCGGCCTTGGCGGTCGTTCTGGCCGTTGGTTTGGTGGCGTTGGCATCCGTGTTGACAACGTTTACGCCGTCAGTCTTGGCGCCATCGTCTTTGACGATGACACTTCCGCTTTCGGGCTTGCCGTCACTGCCAGCACTTTCTCCTGACTGCTTCGCCTTCAACTCAGCAAGCTGAGCCTCAAGTCTGGCAATCTCATCCGTAGATTTCTGAGGAACGGGCAATCCCGTTTCCCTCTCGATTTCCGGAATGCTGCCATCAAGCGGCAGGCCGTACTTCTTGAGCTGATCCACTTCGACCGGCATGCCTGCGCGAACTAGCAGGAAGGCGGCGGCCGGCGAATCTTCTTTGGACGTGACCGCCGATTTATCTGCGTTCTGGTACCAGGTTGCTTGCGAAATCACTGTGTTTGCCATGTTTACCTCGTGTGGCTTTTGCCAATGAATTGCCATAAATCAGCCAATGTATTGCCAAGATTTTGACAATGCGGATTGCGGATTGCGGATTAGGTCTGCGTTCCCTCGACCGTCCAAGTCGGAGAATTGGGCGTGCCTGTATTGATGTAGACCTTGCCGTTGGTGACGTCGCGCAGCTCGGCACCAACCGGCGCACCGCGAAATGTCGCGTCAACGCTTGGCGTAGTCTCTGTGACTGCGACCGTTGGCGCAGTTCCTGTCAGACTGTTTTCCGCGACTGTGATTGTCGGGACGGCTCGTTTGCCCCATTCGCCGCTGAATGTCAGTGTGATGGTCCCGATGCCATTGGTCAGCGAACCAGCAGCGGCCAGGATTTCGCCGTTGCCGACGTGCGGCAGAGCGTCCAGCGCGGCATTGATCGCGGCCAGCAGAGTGGCGTTCGTGGCTGACCAGAGAATCGGGCCTGTGATGAAGCCCATAAAGGCCAGCTTGAAATAGCTGCCAGCGCCTGCCGACGGCGTACCACCGATGGTCAGGGTCTGGACTTCGTTCGTGCCGTTACTGGGCGCGCCTTCAAGCACGTAAGGGCCAATTGCGCCTTCTATGACCCGGCCACCAGAGATGATTCCCATGACTGTTTCCTCCTAAACTGCGGTTGAAAACTTGCTTAACAAACGCGAGGTCGTAGCCTCAGTGTGACAGCAGCGTTTCGCGGTTGATGTTTCGGTAAGCTTCTGGACGGCGATACGGATCCGCTTCCTTATGGGCTAAGCTTTCAAACTCTTCGTCAGAAAGCGCGATCCCGGTGGCCCGATAGATCAGCACATCGTCATCGCTTAACCTCCTCATCAACTCGAAGTTCTTGACCACTCCGCCGCGAGGCGAGGCAATAAACCTTGACTGTTCATTCACGCGAATGCTGATAGGAGTTGGATTGCCATCTAGTAAGAGTGCCGTATGCATTTTTTCCTCCTTTGAAAAATTGCCGGACGATGGAACACATCGCCCGGCGGGAAAGAGAAACTCTGCCAGTACAAATCGCAGACTAAATACCGGTAATCAGGCAAAACGCAGCCGCCCGAAGAATCTCAAGGCTCAAGCGTTCTTCCCCGCGGATAGTCTGTTTGTTCTTGATAAAGTCATCGTTTACCAAACCAACTAGGATGGTGATGCCCATCCGTCGGCTGATGTGCGAAAACAACTGAAAGTCACCAGTAAGGCCTGTGCCCTCAGTTGCGGCAGTGGTCGCGATGATCGGCTTGCCCCAAATACGCTCAGGTCCAGCCTCACTTGGATTACCCCAGATGTAGATGCCGTCTGCTGTGCGCAGCAAACGGATGTCTTGCCAGTCGTTGGGGTGCAAAACAACGCCGGTCGGCTCCGCAAAGCCTGTGTGACGCACCTTGGTGAATGCCTTGAAGATCGCATCAGGAACCGGATCTGTGGCTTTAGCCTGAGTCTGAATACCAGGCTTGTTATAAAAGCCCAGTATCTCTGGACTGGTGCCATTGCCGTTGAGAAGTTTGTTCTCTTCGGCTAGCTGCAACATCGTAGTCAGACGGTTATCAATGACGCCGCGGATATTTGGCACATCGTCAAGCTGTTGATTTGTGATTGGGATGTAAGTCGCGATGACTTCCACCAGCGCGTTACGCTCAGTCCATTGGAGCGCTGATTCCGGCTTGGCGGCGTTTTCGGCAACGGGTCCGGCATTATTTGTGAAGGTTGTTTCCTCCATATACCGGATATTGCTGAGCGTAGTGGGGTCTTGCGGGATCAGATCGGCAACCACGGGACGTCGCAGCGCGAAATCCACGACCCGGTTAGTTCGATCATTGGCGGGCGCAAAGCCTGCTGCCGTCGTCATCGTGGCTTTTACATCCACGTCGGGTAACTCAGCCGAGTATCGTGACGAATCCGTGTGACCTGACTTGATAGATTCCAGGAATTCCTTGGCTTCCGTGAACAGTTCACCTATGCTCTTGGTTTGGCGTTCGGCCTGGGCGCCGTCGCCGGGTTTGCCCTTTGTTGGGAATGGCGTGGGATTGTGCGGCGTTTCCTTCAGGCCGCGCAACGCTTCCTTGTTCTTAATGAAGGTCTCGTCAATTTCGCGCAAGTCTTCCCAGCGCTTTGTGGCCTCGCCCAGCTCCGCGTTGCGGTCGCGGATCTCCTGCACGACCTCCTGGCCAATAGCCTTAACGCTTCCGGTCTCGGGGTCTTTGCTCTCGGCCCAAACCTTGTCCAACTCTTCGCGGCGCGTTGTCACGAAGCCGGAAAGATTCTTGAAATCCATCTCTTTCCACTTGTCGCTTTTCTCGAAAGGCATAATCACTCCTAAGCCGCGCGCGCAGACACCTGTGGGTACAGCGCGAAACGCGATTCGATGTGCAGAGATTCGGCAAGGAGTTGGCGGATCGTTTCCTCGTCAGCGGACTTGGCCATCACGACCGGCTGCGGCTCTTCCTTCGGCTTTCCAGACTCCATCAGGTCACCAAGGCTTTGGTGAATGGCCTGGAGCGAAGCGATTGTTTCGCCTAGTCCGGTATGGGTTGTGCCGATGTTGGTCAGTGTGGCTGAGCTGAGCTTGCGGCCCGCTTTGGTCTCTTCGCGGAATTTCTGCTTGTCGTGGACTCGCCGCGTGAATGAACCCAGCGGTTCAACAAGCGCGGCACTTTTGGTTGCGACCTCTTCCACGGCGGACACCACCACGTCAGAGTGATCCTGTACTTGCTGTTCGGACACCAAACCGCTTTTCAGGTAATCAAGAGAAGACTTGATATAAAAGTATTCGCTGCTGCCTTCGCCGTTGGCGTAATCGGTGATCTGCGCGATTACTGCCGGCGTCAGGCGCGCGACAAATGCGTTGATTGCGTCTGTGACAAGCGCGCTGATGTCCGGCTCGACTCCCAACAGGTCGTCGTTCCGCGCCGCTTTGCCGATTTTCTCGAAGACGCTTTGGGCCGAACTCCACAGCTCCCAAACCTGCTGCGTTCGCTTGGCCAGTTCCTTCTCGTAGAGCGCGCCGCCGCTGTTGGTCTCAGCGGGCGCGGCTGCTTTGATCTCGACTTCGATGAATTGCTGTTTGTCCGCCGTCTTGGTTTCAGTGGCGGGCGCGTCTGCCGGCGCTTCGTCGGCTCGGACAAAGCGCAGGGCTTTGAATTCGTGTTCCTGGTAAGCCTTCAGGCTGGTGGTCGCGACGATGCGCGGCTCGGCGGGCGTAGGGGTCAGACTGGCGTCTTTGCCCAATGGCCAGGACAGGATTTCGTGAGCGCCGTTCTCGTGAGATTTGCGCTCGACCAGGTGCGACGGCGCGCCGGAACTCCATCCCAGCTTTCCGGCTTTGGCCATTGCGTAGATGGCCTGTTCGTACTCATCGCGCAGATTGAGCTGAGATTCGATCCACACCCCGACGTCATCAATCTTCATCTCTCCGATGCCCAGCTTCCGGCGTTTGATGGTCGGATCAAGCGCATGGTCATAAAGCACCGTGGACTTATTGCTGGCGTCCAGGTCGTAGTCTGTTTCTTTCGTGAAGAAGTCGCGTTTTTTGGTGATGTCCGGATCGGCTGCGGTGGAAAACAGGACCAGGTAGCCGCCGACGCGGCCATCAGGCTGGTCCGAAAGTGCTTTCACTTCCCCGCCGAAGAGAATCTGAACTTCATCCAGGTGTGGCATCTGTAGTTACCTCGGCGCGGGTTCTACAGACTTTTTTTGGATTATTTTTTGGAGTGGATGTGTTTTTTAGAAAATAGCCGGGCAGAAATTGGTGGTTAGTGGTAGGTGGTTGGTGGTCAGTATCCAGTAACCAGGAATCAGGGGGACGGGGAGACGGGGAGATATTCACAGGGTAGCGGGTCTCTTATTACCCGGGTGATGGTGATGGGCGGCAGCTTTGGGAGTTCCAGCCCCCGCTCCACTTCGGCAAATTCGCTACTGGTCAACACCACTACCACACGCTTGCTCTCTTCGTCCGCGAAGAAACGCACGATCAGCACATCCTGCGGCAGCAAGTTCGCCACAACATCCAGCCTTCCTGAACACATCCAGACGATGTTTTCGATACTGAAGTACAGCAGGCCAAACCGGCCCTTCTCGGTGGCGAAGTAAACATCCGGCAATGGCGCGGGTTGAATCATGCGATCCTCTGTCTGGCGGGATTCAGCCGGATGCTGGTCTTCTCCGCGCCCCGATCACTGAAAGTTACGGTATCGGCCACAACTGACACATCGCTGTACAGTCCTTCGAAGATGTCCAAGTTCGCATACTCACGGCCAAGCCCAGGCTTGACGTAGGCAATTGTCGCGTGCGGCGTGTACTCAGGATGAGTGTTGGTGTTGGCAAGATTATCGCTGACGTTCTGATTGAGTGCCCGCAGGTCTTCGCTCTCTACGGAAACATACACAACGTCAAACTCTTCGCCTTCGAAATAACTGGTGGGGCCAAAGGACAACCGCACCGGCGACTCGCCCGCCAGTACCTTCTCCACGTCGGCCGCGTTGCTCGTGTGCAATCCATAAAGAATCGTGACATGGGGTTCGTCTTCCCTGCCGTCTTCACCCAACTGGTCATTGGGAATCTTCGCGCCAAATTCCGACATAGCGGTCGCGACTGTTGGGGGCAGGTCAATCTGAGTTGACGAAAACTTGAACTTGCCGACACGCTTAACGCTGTACTCCATCGGGAGCGCGTGCCGGCCACAGTTCCAGTCCGTTGCGCCTTTTAGGAAAAGATTATTGCATTCAGCACAGGCAGATCGGCCTGCACGATAATCCTTTGTTGCCGAGTTAGCGGACGCGGCGGCTAGTTGGGGCGGTTGAGGGTGTGCAGGTAGCGAGCGGCGATTGGACGGCGGATTTTTCCCGTCCGCCAGCAGTGGCGCGCCGCCATCTGTGATCTGCCGGGCAGGCGAGATCGGTTCTGGGAATTGCGCTGATGGATCATCGCCCGGAATGAATGTATTGCCGACGCGGTTCAAAAAAACGTTGTCGCGCTCTTCGTCCACTTTGAAACCAGTCTTTCCGCGCGCATCGCCCCGGGTGATCCATCCCTGCTGGTACGCCAGGCCAACGCGCCGGTACAGCGCGTCTTCGTCGTCCTGCAGCGCGCGCACCTTGGACAGATCGTGTTCAACGCGCCGGTTTGTCTCGGGCAGATCGAAGTCGCGCAACAGGAGCTGGTGCGTGAACTCTTCGTCCAGGTAGCGCCAGAGCGGCACCATGTAATTTTCGTAAGCCGCTTCGGTGGCCTGTGCGAAATTACTGAACGTCGAGCGTGACCAGGCCGAACCAAACCCAACGACCATGCCCGGAATACCCAACACACCCGCCAGTCGCTCTTCCGGCACATTTCGCAGCGCATCCAGCGCCATCTCGGCTGGTGTCATTCCGAGCTTATCCACGCGGATCGAGCCGTTGATGACCGCCGGTTCGTTCGCCCGGTCGCCGGTGGTCTGACGGATCAGGCTTTCCTTCACTTTCTCAGCGTCAATATCGGTATCTTTGTCGGCAGGCGAAACCACATAGGGGATGATTCCCATGTTTTTCATGATTACGGCCCCGAAGTATGCGGCTTCGTTGTCGGTGAAGATTTCGCGCAGCAGGCAGCCCAGGCCAGACAGGCCAAGCATGTCGTTGTAGGGATCAATTCCATCGCGCAGGTGGATGACGTTCGCGAGCGGGTTGTCGCGCCCGGTGATGTCCTGCGCGCTGTCCACTCGCTGCCAGATTCCGTTGACGTTGACCTCGTAATAGCTGACGAGCTGCGTGCTGTCGTCTCGCACTGGCCGGACAGTCCAGTAGGGATAGCTGTACAGTTGAATGACCTGGCCAAGCGCGTTTCGCTGCTTGATGATGTAGGCGTTGCCATTTAGCGCCCAATTGAGCGCAATGGCTTTCGCCATTGTGGAGCCGGAGTAATACGGGTTGGGGCGCTTGAGGATTTTGGCCAGTGGATGATCGGTGACAGGCGAGTCTTTTCCTTCTTTGTCGGATTCCATCACGCGCGCGATGGCTTCAGGGAGCGCGCGGCCTACCCAGTTCACGACCGCCATCACCAGGCTGGATTGCGTGAGATCGCCGACTTCCTGCGCAAAGTTGATGCTGGTTCGGCGAGATGCGCTATTCCAGATGGAAAAGATTTGATCCAGTGTTGGGACGTAGCTGGAACGACCGCCGGTACCGGTGCCGCTGAATTGCACCCGGAATGCTTTGACCGCATCCCCCAGTCTGTGAAGAAAATTTTTGTCGCTCTCTGTGCTGTGTGCCATCGGGCGGGCAGACTGCCAAAAGCGGGCGAGTTATTTTTTTCCTGGTGTGAATTTTCAGAAAACGTCAAAAAGAACGTGGGATTATGACGGCGTCAAACAGAACGTGGAATTTTGAAGTTTCTTATTGGTTTAGGAGTTCATTGCTTTCGTACAAACCGAAATTTATCGCGCCAGTTTTCTTTCGGTTTCAGGCCGCCGTAATGACGCGCCGCGCCGCCAACTCATCGTAGGCATCCACAGCCGCGTCCACCTGATCGTCAAAACCGCCCAGCGGGAACTGGCGCAACTCTTCAACGAATGGGTGCTGCCACACGCTTCGAACAATCGTCACATTGCCGTTGTTAATTGCTGATGCGAAACCTTCAGCGCGGGTGATTTTGTCGCCACTGACCGGCTTGAACCGAACGCTGTAGCCATCCAGCAGGCGCGTCAGCCGCAGCTTTTGGTCTACACCTGCCTGCGCCGGGTCTTTCGCCAAGCGGATTTTCACTCCTTTTCCGTCGGCGTTGGCCGTATCGAGCATTTCCTTGTCACGGTCATCCGGCAACCAGCGCCCCCGCACCACATCCAGAATGTAATAGCGACTGTTGTCGGCTTTGCCTATCAGCACTCCGGCTGTCCAATCACCATTCTTGCTTGCGGCCAAATCCCACGCACGAATCTTGCGCAGGTTGTCAGGCACTTCTGACGGCTCGCAATATTGCAGCTTCGTAACCTTGAAAAAGCTTCCTTCTTTGGCGGTGGGTCGGCCCTGGAACTGGCTCAGCCACACCCATTCATTCGCGGCCTGGAGATCAAACCATTCGTCTGAGTAACGCGGGGAAAGCCGCTCTCCGATAGGGCGGCTCATAGGGTCTTTGTAAATGCGGTGCGTGGTCGGGTGTTCGTAATCACCATCAGCGCGTGCGGCATAGCGAATCAGTTCCCATTCGTCCGGCTCGGTCTCCATCAGGTATCCGGCCAAGTCAGGCTCGCAATACCGGTGGAACATCACCACGACGTTGGTGTCGTCATTCAGACGGGGCCGCGCCGTGTCGGTCCAGAAGCTGCGCACCTTCGCGTTGATGACCGGGCTGTAGGCCTCCTTTGGATCGGCGTATGGATCGTCAATCAGCAACGTATCCACGCCCTGACCGACAAATCCGGTCGCGAGGCCAAGGGCTTTGAAACTGGGTTGGCTGTCTCGGGTCGAAGAGCGCGCCAGTGTTGACCATTCATCGGCGGAAGAGATTCGCGGCAGGCGCAGCGACGGATCAGGAAACAGGCGGGCGAAGTCGTCTTCCTGCATCAGGTCCCGCACGATCTTCCCGAAACGCGTGGCGTGCGTGACGTTGTAACAGGCCAGCTTGACGCGGTGGTATGGCTTACGGGTCAAGAGCCAAGCCGGAAAGCGCTGGCTCACGATGATGGATTTGCCCATCTGCGGCGGTGCGTGGATCAGCAGCCGACGGCGTTTCGTGTAGGCCAGGGTTTCCAGTCTGGCGCACAGGTCTTGCTGCCAGGTGTCCAATCGGTGGTTGGTTGTCCGTTCGACAAACTCAGCCAGCCCGATCTTCAGCGTCGCCTGTCTCAGCAGTTCCCGGTTCTGATACTCCGCCATCAGAGCCAGCAGTTGCTCCTGCTCCGATCTTGGCAGCGATTTCAGCAATTCGGGCCGTGAGGTCAGCGTCTGACAAAGCTCTGAAAGATTGTTCACCATCAGGAGTTGTCGGGGCTACCTTGATGGGCTTATCCAGCCCATACAGCCGGTCAACCCGCTCGCGTGCGATCAATCGGCTGCGGTGGTCAGCGGTCTGGTCACGAGCAATGGACAGGTAGAAATTCAGGCTGTCGGTGCGCAGATCTTTCTCGGTCTTGCCGGATTCATCCACCATCCTCGCGCGCGCGCGAGAGAGATATTTTTCAATCGTGCGCGCGTCCATCACCACAATCAGGCCATTTCCTGCCTTGTTGAGTTCCGCCTGTTTCTTCTCCGCGTATTTTCGTAATTGCTTTTTGATCTGAGATTTAAGAAGGCCTGACGCGAGCGCGGTGTAGGCCAGGTCTTCGATTTCCAGTGCTTCTTCGGCGGTCGGACGCCAGCGCAGATTTTGGGGAATTGGGCCAGCGTAGCTTGACGGCTTGGGGGTAGCCTTTTGTGCAGGTTGCGGCGCGGATTGCGCGGACGCAGGGGATTGCGGCGCGCTTGATTGCGCGCTCTGCGGTGCTGTTGCTGGTGGTGTTTTCCCTGGTGGAAAGATTGCCATGGTGCGAACGTGAAAAAGCCTCTGACCAACGGCGCGTGCCACGGATCAGAGGCCAGTTTGGTTATGGGTTGATGGTTCGCCTTAGCGGAAAAGCGAACTTGGAACGTTGAGAGCGCGATTCAGACGGTTGCGCGCGCGAGTGGCGGCACCACGCTGCGCGGGCGTCTGCGCAGCAGCCCGGCGACCAGTGCCACGCCGGGCGTTTCCACCGCGGCCTTGAGCGCGAGTATTTGCTCTGCCCATGATTGGCTCACTCCTTTCTTACAAATTCAGCCAGTGAACGATCAGGCTTAGCTTCTGTCGCAAGGTATGCGTCTGGCAGCTCAAGCCCCATTTCATGCGCCATCATGACGCCATTCAGGAATCGCTTGCCGCCATATTTGGCCCAGCCGGATTGCTCAATGAAAGCGTCACGCTGCTGCTCTGAAACAAAGACGACGCAAAAATAATAATTTGGGTCAACGCCGCTGTCGGCTGCCTGTTTGTTTTCGCGCAGCACTGATTTCTGATACTGGTCTGCTTTGTTCAGGTCTTCAGCCAGAGCGTCGTGTTCGCGATCTGCGGCATCAAGAAAAGTTTCGTCTGCGTCTTCGTCTGGATCTTCTGGCGTCTCAGGCGTGAAATAATTTTGAAAGAGCGAGTCGGCTGCGCTTTCTTCGTCTTTGGAAACGCCGCCGGCAGCTTCTTCGTCAATGCTGCCCATCAAATCTAAGTCATCATTACTGGTTATTTTTTTTGAGTTCTTTTTGACTGGCATAAGCTTGTCCTCGTGCGTACTCGGCTTCAATCAATGGGAACCATGCCTTGATGGTTTCGAAGTCTTCAGGGTAATGGGTTTTGATTTTGTCTATGTAGCGGAGTTGCAGCCCGTCAAAGCTGCGGCCAAAGATGTTGTAGTCTTCAGAGAGCGGGACCTTGTGCTTGCGGAAGAGTTCAATCAGGTCGGCTTTCCGAAGGTCAGCGACCGGATAAAACAGCCTTTTGGCGGGCGTCCAGGCACCGTTTTTCCTGACGGCGGCGGCGCGAATTGGGCTATCTGAGGCCTTGATCCCCACAGCCACCCAGTAATTTTGCAGGCCCAGGTCATAGGCCACAAAATCAACCACTTCGTCATAATCCCAAGTGTCAAGGTTGTGCGTTTCGATGACGTTCCAGCGATGCGGCGGCTGGTACGCGCCATTCGCCAGATAGTTGTGAAAGTTAGGGTGCGGCATCTGAATAATTTTGGTTTGAAAATATTCTTCGTACATCGCGATGGTGCGATCCACGAATTTCAGCCCGGGCACCCAGTAATGAAAGATCGGTGTGATCTTCTCTTTGGGAAAGATTTCGCGGCATTTAAGCCACATCGCCAGTGAGTCTTTGCCGCTTGAAAACTTCAGGACTATCGTTTCGGTCTCATCGCGAACGCGTCGGCAGGCTTCAAGTCCTCTGTCTAAATCCAAAATTGGCTCAGCCTTATTTGTTGCCATCGTTTTTTCCCTTTCCCGATTCAACGGGTTGATCAAGTTTGAGCGTAACAGGCCAGCTCCGAGCCGAACCCAGCAGGATAATCTTGTTATCGTCCACATCGTCGGTGATGAAGACTGCGGTTTTGCCCAAGCCTGGCGCCGCGGGGTCAATGCCGCGCACCAAGTGGCTGATACTTATCTTGTCACGGTCAGGCACGGGTTGCGGGCGGTTATGGGTGCCGGCCAGCTTGCTCATTAGCGAGGGGAACAAGCCTTGCACCTGCTTCTGGAAATCTGACCAATCAATCTCAAATTTGACCGTTACCTGCCTCGGGTCAGCCGCGGGCTTGGGCGGCAGTTGATTCGCAGCGGACTTCTTCATCGTCTCGGCAGCCAGTCTGACGCGTGCCCAGCGTGCGCAGTAGGACAGCACGCAGCGGCGCTCAAAGCAGGTCAAACTGCCGGCAGGCTGATACTCGCGCAGCCATTCCGCTGCGACCTTGATGGTCCCGCCCAGATAGAAGTGCTTGTGAATATTGGCCAGAATTCCCCAACGCCAGGGATCTTCGACGTTCTTGAGCGCCAGGATGCCATACGCGCCAAAGTCAGCACCTTTGCCAAACAGTTCCGGGGCGATCAAATCCGCGCGCTTCGGCCCTGTTCTTCCCCAATGATCTCTCAGGAGTTTAGACATCTTCGTCATCCTCCTGTGTCCAGATTGGCCGGCTTAGCAGCGAGAAATTTGGCGTTGGCAAATTAAGAAGAGCTTGTCCGGCCTGGCGTGCAGCGTTGCCCAGATTGAGCCTTGCGGAGTTCAGACCTTGAATTGCCGTCGTCACCCCGGGCAGTAAGTCACTCATCAGCCAGACAACACCCTCTGGGGTTAGATGCATGTCTACTAACACGTAGCTTGGGCGGGCGACTGCTGTAAATCTAAGATTCTTGACAAGGAAATCATCAATTAGGTTTTCCGCCGCAGCCCTGTGCATCATCGAGAGCTGAACTGAGATTTTTATTTCGGGATGACCGCCCTGACTTCGATAAAACATCTCAGGACTCTGGCTGGGCAGATTCCCGCGAATTGCCTTCCGCAACTCTTCCCGCGCCGTGTGTTTTTCCTGGAAAGCAGACTCTTCCATGCGCTTTTGCGCGAGTCGAACGCGCACCCACCGCACGACATACGAAACCACACATCGGCGCTCGCGCAACGTGGCTTTGGGCATTGAATAATCATGTAGCCAGATCATCGCGTGGCAGATTTCACCGCCGGCTTCAAAGTGCGCATACAAGTGGCGCAGCGTATTCCAGCCGCTTCCTGTCATTCCGCGATTCAGTGAATCCATACCGACCTGCGCCCAACCAACACCGTCGCCAAAGAGTCTGGGGTCAATCAAATCTTCTGGCTTGGGCCCGATCCAATTGAATGGCGGCGTCTTGAGCAGGTTCCTGACCATATAGTCGGCTACTGTTTTTTTCATACTTTACCCCCAAGACGTTCTACGGCGCGCTCGTAACGCGTATCTCTGACAATCAGGATGATCAGGCAGCGGCGCTGACGCAGATTGATTCGTCGTAAGTCAAGACGTTTGAGATATGCCATGGCTTCCTTGATGGCGTCGCATCGCTTCAAATACGACGTCACCATCAGAATGTCAGCCAGATCGCGCGCGCGCCATCGCTTCAGGACTTCAACGCCTTCCCGGACATAATCAGCGTCTTTACCCTGGTAATGTTTAACCCATTCCATCAGGCCACCCCCTAGAGACGGCGGATGCCGCGCTCGATCCGCATCACGCTCGCGACATAAATCACCATGCAGCGGCGCTCGTGGGTACTGTACCTGCAGATAAACTCTCCTGTTTTTTTTGAGTAATCCCACATGCTGGTCAACCGCCTTAACGTCACCCAGACAGAGGTAGGTGAAACGCCCTCTTTCATCAACTTTAGGCCCTGCCACCGAGCAACTTCACTCTCCGTAAAACTCCGATCCGTCTTGGTCATCTAGGCCAACAGGCGCGCGCCTGTGCGCACATACTTGGCATCTTTACCGCTGTAATGTTCGATCGCGACGATCAAGCGGCCTCCTTCAATCGCTTCACTGCCTTTGCGTACTGGGCAAATCGGCCAAAATAAATGACGATCAGGCGGCGGTGGATGCGAAAGGAGCTGTGGCGATGGTGCTGCCTGAGAAAGTGCAGCGCTTCTGATACGTTTGCAGCCTCCATCAACACAGACACAATGTAGGTGTGCATCAGATCACCTGCGGTCAACACTGCATACCGCCCCTGCTGCACTATCTCAGCGTCCCTGCCAGCGTACTTTTCAGCCCAATCGGTCATTTGATTGATCAGCGCTCTTTGGCGCTTATGTTCTTCATCTCGCAGGCGCGTTTCGAGTAGTCCGGCCCAGTTCATGACGCATCTCCTGTCAGTAATCTTTGGCAAGCCAGCTCCCATCGCCCGAACCGCGCGACGAAAATCACAACGCACCGGCGGTTGTAGGCTGTTGTTAATGCTGGATACCTCAACAAGCCAAGATAGAAGATCGCCCAAAAGACATGGGTGCGATCAGTCAGCCTGTCTTTATGGGAAAGCCGCAATTGAATGCTACCAATGAGCTTGGTTCTCAGGTCAAAGTCCATCCTGGACAGAATGCGCCAGCCTTCTCGCACCCACCGGGCGTCTTTCGCGTGATAGTTTTCCAGCCATTCGGTCATTGGGTCAGTCTCGCTTTCACTTTGTAATGACGCAGGCAGCGCGCCAGAAAGATCACCACACAGCGGCGCTGACGCAGCGAGTAGACAAACGTTTTTTCATTCAGGCGCGCCAATGCTTCAAATACGTTGTCATCGGCCATCAGGTGGCCGCGCAGGATGAAGTATTCAGGCACCGGCATTTTCTGGACCTGTGCCCAACCTTCTGCAAAGTAATCACGATCCCGGGCGGTGTATTCTTCAGGCTTGATCCAAACCTGATCATTCATCCCGCCTTTCCGGTCCAGCTCCACAGTGTCGTAGACCGTTCGGGGTACCCTGACGATCTCCGTCACAGCAATGTCTCCAGCTTCTTTTTGGCCTGAAATACCAGTTTGCTTTTGAAGCTTTCCTTGGTTGCTTCCAGCAGCGCGATGGCTTCCAGCAACGTTTCCCGTTTGCCCTCCTCAGTCAGCGGCACTGTCGGGGTCTTGGCAAGCTTCCCCGCTTCCAGCAACGGCTGGCGCTCGGTTTTCTGGCGCAGGCCTGCGCCGCTGAAAACCACGGCTTCGATCAGGCGAAAAATGATCCTGGTCTGAAGTTCGCTCGAGTCATCGTCCACTGCGCAGGCGGCCAGAAGTTCCCAGCAGTAACCTTCCACAGCGTTTTCCAGCGGTTTCAGGCTGGTGGCATCGCCGCTGACGGCCGCGTATACCAGATGGCTAGCGCTTCTGATGTTGCGGCGGTTCGCGTTGGGGTGACGCCGCGTGTAGTAGTGGATCGAGAGCGCCAGAATCGACTTGGCCGCGCCTGACGTCACGACTTCGCACCCGCCGGCAATGACCGGGTTGAGCCAGGTCAAAAACTCGGTCAGGCCTGTTGGCTGGCCAATATCCCATTTTTGCTTTTCCAGCACTTCCGCGACGGACGCGGCAAGTTGATCCTGTTTGAAGAGCTGCGTCAGCAACTCTCGGGTCTTCGTGTAATTCATCAGTTTCATGATTGTTCTCCGGGTAAAATCGGCGTCAGTGGCGCGCACGCGCCTTGTTGACAGTGGTACGTGTTGACAGCCTGTACGATCTCCACCGCGCCTGCCAGATTCAGATTGTCTGTAGAGTGAAAAGCCATCGCGAGGGCGCTTTCGGCACTCTCGACTTCGGACAATGGAAGACTGCTAAGCAGCATCACCAGCAAATCCAGAAACAGTTTGTTTTGAACTGTTTCGGACAGACCGAACAGATTCAGAATGTGCCGCGCGCTGCGGCAGTGATCCATTAAATCATCTTTGAACCTGCCACCACGCTTCATACAGCATTCGCGAGCTTCATCAAGAGAAGGTCGCCAAGTGCCATATTGGTCGGCGTCACCGTCAGGATGTTGCTGGCGTTTTTGGCGCGCACGATAAGTCAGCGCGGCTGTGATGAAGGGCGTCATGATCTCACCCCCACAGGCTCGGCACAGAAAGCCTTTTGTTTTCCCTTTTTCATTTCACACATTGTCAGCGCCATCCCGATGAATTCGGTTCGCGTAAGTGGCGCATCTTTCAGGCGCTGCGCTGCGCGTTGGGCGTTTGCCAGTTGCTCGCTCCTTTGGACTTTGCGGAATCGCTTATAAAAACGTTTGGACTCGGCAAGGCTGTAATGCTTGGCCACATACGCCAAGACGCTGACGCGACAAGCTAAAGCGCTCCCATCGTTAATCTGTGACGCCAGAATGTTGGACAGCGAATAACAATCTGCTGGATTCTTTCGGTCAAAGCCATACAGTTCAAAATGATCCAGTTCGCTATCACATGCTTCGTTGGTGAAGCTATTTTCCAGCGGGGCACCGCATGTTTCGCAGGACGGCATCGAATCGCCTTCAACGCACCAGCCGCCATCTACCTGGTATTCGCCTTCCGGGTCTTCGGCTAGCAATTCCTCGACCTTCTTTTCGACGCAGTCCGGGCAGTAGGACAAGCCTTCATCGCTGCCCCTGATCCAATGCTCGCGCTTGGTCTTGAACTTGGCCGCGACCAGCCCGATAAGGTCCTCAACTTCCCACCAATCCACGATTTCGAATTCTTCAGCCTGTCTTGGCATTTTCGGCCTCCAACTGTTTGACAGCCACGACAATCCCGCGCAATTCATCCACGCTCAGACCTTGCCCTTTGAGTCGGTAGGCGGATTGACGAGCGTAAATGTAATCGGCAGACGGGTGCGCAAACCCTTTGCAGAGTGCATTCACCCAAAATCCCAAGCAGGCGCTGGTGACGTGGTATTTCGCGCAAAGTATGTTCTTGAGATACCCGCTCTCATATAGCCAGATATTGCGGTCACCGTTTGACCTGTCCAGGAATTCGTCAGCAGCGAACAGGCCGGGTGCCATTCGGATCAGATTCTGGCGTTCTGCGCAATCCGGTTGTCGGTGAAGTTCACCCATTGGCCTTCTCCATTTCCTTGATCGTTTGAACAATCGCGGCCAGCTCGCGTGAGGTTAGCGCTCGATCATCACTAAGGCTTTCGGCAGACTTTACAGTTTGAATAAACACCATTGATGGGTGCGCTGTGCCGATCTCAATCTCTTGGACCCACCAATCCAGTTGCAAGGTTTGGACGCCGTATTTTGCGCTGATGAGCTTTGCCTGAGTGCCGTCGGTCTGATCACTGATAGTGCGTGTGCGGATAAACTCACCGGCCGCCAGGAGCGCCCGGTCGTCATAATCCAGCATTGCGATCTCTGACCAGTCCAGCGCGGTTACCATGTCATCGCCTCCACGCTTTGAAGTCTTTTGGCCTCTGTCTTCTTAATGGCGCTCACGATCCCTTGCAGCTCTTCGGCGGTCAGGGGGCGGTCGTGCAGGCGCGCCGCTGATTCGCGCGCGTTCACAAAGGTCTTTGATGGATGCGCCAACCCTGCCCGAATGTCTGCTATGGCCTGGTCAAGCTGGCGGCGGGAAATTTTGTATTCCTGCGCGATGTGCTGCGACAGTACACCACCTTTCATTCGTCGGTCAGGGCGGGTGTTGTAGCTGATCCAATCGCCAGCGGCCAGCAGCGCATTCAATCCCATTGTGGACGCTGAGCGCTTAGCCTGTCTTCGCTGTTTACTATTCATGATTGAGTCTCCATCTGTGCGGCAGCTTCTACTATGGCCTGTGCCTCTTCTGGACTTACAGGCCTTTGGTGGGCCTGATACGCGACTTCCAGCGCGGGCCATACTCGGCGCAAGACATCGGTCGAGAAGTTCTTGGCGAAACTCGCCAGCAGTCGAATGTGATAAAGATTGGCCTTTGTTGCCAATAGCCCATGAAGATTTGCGGCGTGTGTCGCGGAACAGCAATGTTCAATTAGATGGGAAGGGCGATGACGATACCGTCGAATCATCTCTGCGCAACACTTCCGTTTCTCATTGCGCGATGGTTGCCAGAGACCACCGGATTTCATCATTCCTTCCGGCTCTTCAGTTCGATCCAGCCGACGGCGCAATGTGAGCGCAGCGGCCAGAATTGTCTTTTGGCGTTGGACCATTAAGCCTCCATCACAGGCGCGAGCATTGGCCAGCCTTAGCGCGGTTCTGGCGCGTTATACGAGATAATTTGCTGTAGGGAATGCCGCATCAAGCAAAGAGCGCTGTGCTTTGACGTCCAGGGCATTCCAGGCGGCCATGTACTCTGATCCAAGCTGGGCGCTGATTTGGTCAATTACCAGCTCTTCAACGGTGGCCTTGGGTACTACCTCACCAGGCGCAAAAGAGTCTGGCGCGATTGCAGAATCCCAAATTGACCACAAATCATAATTGGCGATCTGTGGCGCGCTCTGCTGGCCTTGCTGTCCTGCTCTGGCGCGCTGTCTGCGGGATCGTGAAGGAAATAAACTTGAGGGAACTTGCATTGCGATCTCTCCAGCCTGTTATGTTGGAAAGCTGGCCAGCCCACAGGCGCGAGCGCTGGCCAGCTTATGGCCTGATCTGTCAGGCCTTCAGTTCTGCGGAAAATCTATGATCTCACCAAATGGAGCTTGGCGGCCTCTGCGGCCTACATTCACCCATAACACGGGATAATCTGGCGCTACTGGCTTGTCATAATTTTCCATGTCTGTCAGGTACACGAGGCATGCGGGCATCAGGTTGCGCTCTTCAACTTCAGCAAAGACTGGCGCAAAGCAGGTGCCACCACCGCCACAAGGCGAAAGCTTGATCTCATCATCAGGCGCGAAGTCTTCAACCCTGTTTACTGCGGCATCACAATAAACCACAGTCAAAGCCTCTGGCCTGCAATCCTGCATAATCCCTTGGATCTCTGCGCCAAAGGTGGCCAGCTCTTCTGCTCCCACACTTCCAGACGTATCAACTCCCACCACCAGCGGGCGCATCTGCTCAGACTTGAGCGCGGGAAGGTATAGGCCAGACGCCAAATATCTGCTGTTTGGAGTCTGCCACGTATAGTCTGCGGCGGCTGTCTGCTGTACAAAGCGGCGCAGCGCGGCTTTCCAGTCAATGGCAGGATGCTTGATCTCATCAATCAGGCGTTCAAGGCCAGCGGGCAGCTTGCCAGCGGCCTTTGCTGCGGCTGCGGCCTGCAAGGTTGCGATCTTGTTTTCAGATTCATTCTGCGCGGCCTCTGGCGTCAAATCATCCATCACATCGCCCCAGCCTTTACCCTGCTGGCCTTTACCTTGGCCATCTTGGCCAGGATTCTGGCCTTGCTGACCTTGCTGGCCATCATCGGGCTGTTTGTCTTGCTTGATGCGCGTGTAGATTGCTTCAGCGCTCTGGCCATCAAAGGCGGGATCATGGAATCCATCTTCAGGCAGGTAAAAGCCAGCGGCCTTTAGAATGCCATTGATGGCAAAGTCGCAGGCTGCATTCCAGGTTTCCATATCGCGGCCATCCCTGCGCCAAGGATGGCCATTGGCCACGTGCAAAACTTCATGCGCCACCAAGCCTGTGGCCTGTGTAACAGTCAGACCATCAATAAACTTGGGGTTATAGGCAAGTGTTTTGCCATCTGTGCCAGCGGTGTCAATTGTGGTGTCTTCCTTCAAGGCCAGGCGCAGCGCGAGCGCTCCAAAAAATGGATGCCTCAGAATCAACTCTGTGCGCGCTTGCCTCATTTTCTGATCTGCTTTCATGGTGTGTCTCCAGGTTGGCAAAGTTTACATTCCCATCATTGCGGCAAAGTTACTTGCTAAGGCGTCCACTTCAGCCATCGTGACCACAGGCGCGTTTGCTGGCGCTTTGGTGATCTTTGGCGCTGGCTTGCTGGCCTTTTGAGCTTTGGGTGTGGCCTTGGCCGGCTTCTTGCTGGCTTTTGGCGATTTGGGGGCCTTTGGCGCGCTTTCTGGCGTAGATGCTGGCGCTTTGGTGGCCTTTGCCTGTGGCATGTCAATTCCAAGCTCTGCGGCCAGCTCTGCCGTGATCTGTGCTGCAGCCTTGACCACTTCCAGGCGCTTGGCTTCATCTTTGCGCAACGTCGAGCCATCAACGCAGCACACATGCGTTTTGATGCGGCCAGCGATGTCATCAAGCTTTGCATCCTTGGTCATATTCAAACGCTTGACTCTGGCGCAGGTTGCCAGCGTATTTTCAACCAAAACGTCTTTGATCGAGCGTTTGGGGTTTTTGGCTGTCAGGTTTGGAATAACGCTTTCTGTTAAGGCGTCAAACAGAAGGCCAAACCCTTCCAGGCGCGCGTCTTCAATTGCTTGCGCGGTGTCTTCATCGATCTGCGATCTCAGCAAATCAACATGCTCTTTGGCCAGATTGACGCGGAAGTCTGAGCCAATAGGCACAGGATAGATTTTGACCACACAACCAAAACGCGATGCGATCTCAGACGCGGGCGGGTAATCTTCAGCTTTCCACAGGCTATTCAAATCAGCCTTGGCCTCTTCAACCAACTGCGGATATTTATCAGCAAACTTGCGCGCCAGCTCTTCAATGTTGGCGATGTGCGAGCGCATTGCCTCTGAGAAGGCCAGGAAATTTGAGGAAGGCAGCAGGCGGCATCCATCATCAGACCAAGGCAGCGTTTCATCATAATATGTCTGCTGTGCGGCGCTTATGGCTGAATTGACAGCTTCAAGCTCTGGCGATGATTTCAAAAAAAGCTTTTTGTTTGCGCGGACAGCTTTTTTGTCAACGTTATGCTTGTCTGTGATCTCTGCGGACGCGTCTTTGTCAAATTTGCGCGCGCTCCAATTGGCGAAACCAACCGAGACCAACATGGCCATGCTGGCATAGGGATTTGAGTGTTCTACTTTCTTGGACATGATTTTTCTCCAGCCTGTTAGATTTGAAGGCCAGCCCACAGGCACAGGCGCTGGCCTTATTGCGTGATCTGGCGCGCTATGCGCCAACAAACATTTTGCCAAGCGCTGTGGATGACAGGCGAATGAAATCTGCTGTGGCGGTAACCTTTGGCTCCCTGCGGATGCAGTCGCGCACCAACAGCACAGCGAACTCACCAAGCTTGGCGCGCTCCAAACGCTCAGCATAGGTGGCGATGCGGCCAAAGTTGGAATGGTTCACTTTTGACGCCAAGCCTGTAGCGACTGCGTATTGCGTGGATGGCTCAGATGGAATGGGCGCTTTGTCAGGATCAAGCAAAATTGCATCCAGGCTGGGCATGTCGCGGTACATGCGCAAAAACGCGTGTAACTCTGTGGCTGCACCCTCTCCCACTGCGCCCACCAATGCGGGATATTCAAGCTCTGGCGGCATGCCCAATTGCAGAAGCTTGCCTGCATTGTGCCAGGTGCGCGGAGATGGCGAATTCACCAAATCAGCGCTGGGCTGAAAATTGTGTAGCAGGTCAGGGCGGAAGCGAATGAATCCAATTAGCTCAATTGGAAGCTGGGCATTGATTGCCCAATTGCACCAATCATCAGAATTCACTTCCAACTCAACAATGGAAGCAAACCGGGATTTGACTGGCTCCAGCATCCCTTGGACGCCAGCGCGATCTGTGCGGCGATTGGTAGCGGCCACAAACGTGACGTAATCAGGCAGCTTGTGCCCATTGACTTCACGCGCCAGTAGCAATTGCATAAAGCTGGCCTGTACTGCTGGCGAAGCTTGGCCCAAGTCATCCAGCATCCACACTGTTTTTTTGGTGGCCTTCATTGCCTGCGCCAGTTCACCAAAGGGAAGGAACGTTGCATGCTCTTTGTCTTTGGCAATCCATGGCAGCCCTTTAACGTCAGTTGGATCTGACACCACAGGATGCGACAGGATGAAGTCTGCGCCAGCGGCCCTTGCTGCGGCCTCTGTGAGCGCGCTCTTTCCCAGACCAGGCGCGCCAGTAACGAGAACTGGCAGGCCTGCATTGATGGCAGATTGTAAGAAGTTGGTTAATTGTGCGGGTCTCATGCTGTAAATCTCCAGCCTGTTAGTTTAACTGCCAATCCCACAGGCACAGGCGATTGGCAGGTCAGTTGCCTTCTTGCTCTGACAAGGAAAATACTACTTGCGCTAGCGTTAGAAGTCAAGCAAGAAAATTGAGCGGGATAAAAAAAGATTTCAAGCCTCAGTGCTGTGTCTTTGTGGAATAAAGAAGCTGAAGAATGCCTGTTTAGTCAGGTCATGACGTAACCGTCTTGAATGTAATAACTCTTCTGCTATTTCCAGCTTATCCTTAATTGGCATATTACAGTTTGCCAATGTAACGAGTCTCCATCGCCTTAACCAGTCGTTGGCTTGCTCCTGAAGCCGCATCAGTCTTACCTTCTGATCTCTTTCTTTTGAAATGCGACTGAGATATTCGATATGACACCTACGGTACTCGACAGGATTATCGCCATTCCCCATATTAAACAGTGACGCGCCAATTGAACGATAGAATGCAATCCAATCTTTTTCGCGTTCGCGCCAGTTCTTTTCGTTGACAATTTCAAGAATAACAACGCGTGGCCAAAGCTTCCGTGCCCTTAAAGACCTGAACCATTGCTGCTTACTCGTGTTTCGGTTGGAACTGTCAATGTGCCCATGTGTCTTCATTCTTTGATACGGATTCACAGAGATTCCTATGTAACGCACCTGTTCGGTCAGCGGATCAAGCAGGGCATAAACGTATCGGTCAGTGTCTTTCACCTGCCCTCCTTCTTCTTGCGACTCTTCTTCGCTTTTTCCTGGCCAGCGCGAGTACCCGCCTCAATTACTTTCAGTTGTTCACTGTCAAATATCCAATCGCGACCTTTACGTTCAAAGCCAGCGGCAATTGCGATCTGGCGAATGCGTGACCCGCTGACATTAAACAATGCTGCCGCCTCGCCTCCGGTAGTAAGCTTATCTTTGCTCATAGCGCCAGCATATTAACGCTAGAGCAATTCTAACGCAAGAGCAAACTTGCGCCAGAGCAACCTTGCGCAGCTTGTCCACAGAAAACGACGCGTCAACCGTCCGGTTCAGCGCTCCGGGTCTGGGTCTTCGACAGTCACGGTGTGCTTACCTTCGCCAAGGCGTTTGCAGCAATGACCACAGCCTTCGTACCCAGCGGCGATGGCAGTTTCGAAATCATCAAACGCCTGCGGGTTTTTGATCTCCGCGACGTTGCATGAACCGCTCTCAAAGTCCGCCAAATGCAGCTCCATCGTTGCCGGATTGCCAAGGTATTTTGGCGACTCAGGCTTGCTGGCCTTGGTTCTTTTAGCCGCTCGCTTCTTGTCCGTTCTGGTGCCTCTTTTTGCTGGCATGATCACCCTCTTGTTTAGAAAAACTCGCTGCCCCTGATGATGAAAGAGCCTTCGGACGCGCCCTTGTTGCTGTTGCGGCCTTCCCACCGATAGAACCAGGTTCCTTCGGCGTCCACGTCCAGATCAGTATGATAGCGGCCTGTTGATTCCTTGATGACTTCGATGTCGGTGGCGTAGGTGTAGACCGTGACGCTGCCGGATGGGGATTTGATCCGTACCAGCACCTGCCCGGGGTCAACAGGTGCGCCTGACTGGTCAGCGAACTGCACAGTCAGGCGCACCACATCAGCGATGTCGAAGGTCTTGGTTGCCATCAGTCCTTATCGGCCTTACCCGCCTGCCGTGAAGGTGATCGTATAGGTCACCTGCAAACTGTCGCTTCCCCGAACCAGATTGACGGCTGAAAACACAGAGCGATCCAGAAGCGTCCCGCCGCCGGTGGCAGCCTGCGAAAAAATCCCATGCTCGGTGATGGCCAGCGTGCCCGATCCATCAGGCGAGAGAGTTGCGACGGTCTGGTATGCGCCTGTGCCGCCTGAGACCTGCGTTCCGGTTGGCCTGGTATTGTCGGTCGCGTATTCAGTGGTCAGTTCGGTGACCAGCGCGGTATCGCCAACGGCCTCGGCGGTCGTGCCGGTGCCGAATCCGTGATACTTCAGGGTTTCCAGCTCGGTCGTGTTGAGAAACGCATCACGGATGAAATTGACGCCGGCGGTGGTGACGACGCGCAAACTCGCCAGACCGTAATTGACCGGACCCTGATGCGTCATCTTGACTAGGCTCACAGCTCCATAGACCACAAGCGTTCCGGTCAGCTTGGCGAACAGAATCAGCCACAGCCCCCGAAACAGGTTTGGAAGGTTCTTGAAACGCCAGCCCGCCACGCCAGCGGGCAGGCCAGGGCGCGGGAAGCCGTGACGGATGATTTCCCTGATGGTCAGATCACGGGCGGGCACGTCTGAATAACTGCCGCCGCGCAACACTCGCAGGCCGATCCGGCCACTTGGTGCGGCATAGCCGCTCGTGCTGTTCATCGTTTATCCCCCTATCGCTTCGTTGATCGTGACCACCATGACTGCCGCGCAGCCCGCGTTGACGGTCACAAGCTCGGCCTCTGCGGCAGTGGCCCGCGTCAAGGCACTTTCGCTAACCGTGACGCTGATCTGCTGCGTTGAACCGCTGACCAGATGGCCGACAAACGCGCCGACCCCTGAAATGATTCCTGCAAAAAACCGTCTGACCGATTTGGCCAGACCGCCCGACAAGCCTGCGAAACCTGCAATAAATTTTTGAACTGTGCGTGCGCGACTGCCTGACGGGGTGATCGAACCTAGCAGAGCGCGGAAAATTATTTTCAGCGTTGTGATGGCGCCGTCAGGCAAGACCGTGCTGACCATGCTCTTGGCCGCCGCTCGCACCGTCGTACCCGCCAGCGTTGCCGCACCAGAAAGGAAACGAGACGCCTGGCGCGTGGCCGCACCTGTAGGGATGATGGTTCCGGACAGGATCAGCGAAAGCCCGCTTAACACCTGCATCACCCCCGATACTGACAGCAGGCATGCGGCAGACTTCGCGACTGCTTTGGCATATGCCCCGGCTGAAGTGATTGAGCCAGACAGCGTGCGAGCCGAACTCTTGAGCAGCACGCCAGCCGCCGCAACGGTACTGCTCAGCAGTCTGTAGGCGAGCTTGGCCAACGATCCGGCTGGGGCGATAACGCCGGACAAGAGCCGCACGATTGTCCTGACAGGCAGCAGCGCGCCGTTTGGCGCGGAAGATCCCAACAGCGACTTCACTGCCTGTTTAAGCGTCGTTCCCGCCAGAGCCAGCAAGGCCGCCAGCCCTTTGGACGTGACACGCATTACCGCGCCTGACGGCATCACGCTCCCGGCCAGCACCAGCACCAGACCTCCCAAAATCTGAAGCGCGCCCATCGGGGTGAATGCACCTGCGGCCAGTTTCCGTACCTGCCTAGCTATGGAACCGGCCGACGTGACCGCACCCGCGAGAGATTTGCTTAAACTACGGAGCAGGTTGCCTGATGGCGTGAGAGCGCCGACAAATGCCCGGAACTGACCGCGCGCGATCGCGCCTGCGCTGGTTACAGTTCCGGCCAGAAAGCGGGCGGCAGACTTGGCCAGTGATCCGGCTGGCGTCACAGCACTGACCAAGGACTTGGCATAGGTGATGGCGCGCGCGATTGCGCCTGTGGGCGTGATGGTCCCGGCCAGCGCCCGCAGATAGGTACTGATTGCTGCGATGGTTGCGGATTGCGTTAGCGAGCCAGCGGCGGGCTTGACTGCCTGCTTGGCCAGCAAGCCACCAGGCGTTATGGTGCCAGTGAGCGAGCGCGCCGACGCCCGCACAACCGCCCCGACGGCAGTAACGGCGCTGGTCAGAGATTTGAGCGCAGACCGCACCAGGCCGCCCGTTGGCGTGATCGAACCGACCAGAGACCGGACGAATATCTTGATCGCGGCTATTGTGGCAGACGGTGTGGTGGCACCACTGGCGATTTTTGCCGCGAGCTTTGTCGTAGCGCCTGCTGGCGTAATGCCGCTGGAAAGCAGGCGGGCGGCGAACTTGGCCAGCGATCCGGCTGACGTCAGTGAGCCACTCAGCAGTTTGGATATGGCGCGCGTGAGCGCCCCTGACGGCGTGAGAGCGCCGACCAACGACCGGAAATAGCTTCTTAGGGTCGCGAGTGTTGCCGATGGCGTAATGTTGCCAGATGCCGCCTTGCCATGTTGTTTAGCGGCAGTCCCGACGGACGTCACCGCGCCCGACAGTACGCGGGCGAGCGACTTGGCCAGCGCCCCGACAGGCATCAGGGTACCTGACAGGGCACGAAAGTATGTCCGTAGCGTCAGGATCGTGGCGGACGGAGTGAGAACGCCGGATGCGGCCTTTTGGGCCGCCTTGAGCAGCAGGGCGGCGGTGGTGACGGTACCGACAAAAGCGCGGCTAATCTGTTTTGCCAGCGCCCCCGCGGCGTTCATCGCGCCTGACGCGATCTTGCTTCCGCTCTTAAGCGCCTGGCCTGATGGCGCGACGGCACCGTCCACCGCCATAGTTTGCGGCGCAGGCGGGTTAATAATGGCAGCAGAAGGCCTCTTCGGCCTTGCCCCGCTGGTTTGATTGCGGTAAACACCCATTTAGTACCGTCAGATACATTCCAGCCATTTGATTGAAAGGATCATCGTCATTGCGGCCGCCGGCGCGGTGTTGAGTTTGACGCCAAAGATTCCCGCCTGCGGCACGCGAATGCGGTCTTCAGGCACAGGCAGGTATTGCCACACGCCGTTGATGACGTTCCAATGTTCCTTGCGCAAAATATCGGTGTTCGTGCCTTCGGCAGAGGCGTTGTAACCGGTGGCTGATGTGCCGCCAGCGGCCAACGATGCCGGGTCGTTGGGGTTCATCTTGAGCGGCGTAAAACTGGTCACAGTCGCTGCGGCAGACTTCCGCAAAAGTTGAATTTCCAGCAGTTCGCCGGTCGTCTTGGTAATCTGGGAAAGAATGATCTCGACAATATCAAGTGCGGCATTCCCCGCCTTGATCTGGAACAACGTTTTGGCCGCCGAGATCGAGGTTGAAGGCATTTCACCGTAGTATTCATACGCCTGCATCAGTCCGGCCATTTTCTCTCCTTACATCCTGGTAATTGTTGATTGCCGGTTGGTGCGGTAACCAGCCGGATAGGTCTCGGTCAACCCTGCCGTATAGGTCAGGTCAAGCTTGGGGTCGCCAGCCGTCCCGCTCGCATCCGCCGATTGAAAGTAGCAATACGTGACTGCGCCGTTTGACCACGTTCCGGTAAAACTGTTGTTGATGTCCCAGCCCAGCCTTACTCCGAATTTCGAAATTCCTGCTGGGTCAATGTTCGCGATCCCGTTTGAGTCCAACGCCCAGACTGAGTAGGCGAACGCCGACAGCGAGGCGTAGGTCACGCTGCCGAACGACGTATTGCCGAGCTGGCTGTAGTCGCCCGTGACAAGGTTACCGGTAGAAGCTGGCGTCGCGCCGCAGACGTGGAAGTTATCGCCCCCAAGTCCGTTCGAGGACGTTACTGCAACCATGCTAAAAGTAGCGGCAGAGATACCCGCGCCGGTTCCCATCACCGACGTGTCAAAACAGGCGATGGCGCGAATGAGCGCCGTGAACTGATCTGTGGCAGACCCAGCCGAAAGCGTAGGATAGAGATAGCCGCTTGTTACTTCCGTACCAGTGCCCGCGCCACCGCGAATCGAAGAGAAAAGTTCCTGCGCCACCGCGCGCTGCACGATCCCGTCAACCGGGCTGGCCGCGCCTGCCGCCGGGTAGACGGTCAATGATAGGAAGCCAAAGCTCCATTGCGGAATGAAGCGGTCGGCAATGAGCCAATCCCAAAAATGCAGTGTCCACCATAGCGGGCGGAACGCTAAGTAAACGCGCTTGCTGAATTTCGGATGCACCCGGAACGACGATCTCATTTGCCATTGCGCCTGCATCCACCTGTCAAAGATCAGCCGTCGCGCGAACGTGACTGAGTGCGGTGTTATCTGATTGATCAAGCATGCCGCAGGAACATCTTTGTGAATCCGCAGAATCCATCGAAACCATACCCGCACCACCTGCGCGTTTAACAGCCACAGCAAACCGCGCTGATGCGTAGCGAACCACAGCGCATCGAACGCCAGCCAAGGCCCGGATTGTGGAATTGGGAACGCCTTCATTACATTCGCGAGTTGCGTTGGAACGTCTGCCAACTGAGTTTCGGCTGACCTTGGTCATCAAACATCCCAAGCGTCTTCAGGTATGCCTTGAACCTGGCAACGTCGGGCAGGCTGTAATACTGCGCGAACTGTTCAACCAAGGTGTCGGACAGGTCAGACATCAGAAAGAAGTTTGCACCCAGGAAACTTGCGGGCCTTGCCTTCAGTGCTGCAAGCACGTTCCGCACGAAGTTGGATTGCTTGATTTGCGAACTGCCATTCAACTCGGAACTGCTGTAGCCAACTTCTTGTAACAGAGCCTTTTTTCCTTTCGCTGCCGCCACCATCCGGCCTATTTCCACACCAACGACGCTCGGATTGCGATAGGTGAAATCAGGTTTCAGCGGGTAATAGTTGAGCGAGAGGAAGTCGCAACTGTCGAGCAACGGCTTAAGAAACCCTTGAGCGTGGGTCAGTCCGTCATAGGTTATGTTGACGCTGGTCTGGATGCCTGGGATTAACTCCTTGAACCTGTAGGCCGCGAAGTAGAACAGCACGCGGTAGGCGTCTATCTCGCTTTGGCGCGACTCGAAATAGGAACTCACTTCGTTGCCGATCATCACCCACCACACATCATCTTCAAGGCGCGGCGCGATGGCCGTAATCAGGACAGTGAGCCTCTCAATCACATTGGGGTCAGTGAAGTCCAGTGCCTGCAAGTCGGCTGGCATTGATCGCTGGTTGGTATCAATCACGCGCAGGTTTAAGCACAGCGGAATAGAAGCTGAGCGCGCGCGCGCCAAATGCGCATCCAGTTCGCTGAAGTTGTACTGTCCTGGCGACGGCTCCAATTCGCTCCATTTCGGCGCAAAGTAGATGAACGTCACACCCGCCCCGATGGATTGATCGAAACGCGCCCGCACTGTCTCGGGCGTGTATGGCTCGCTTGCGGCAGGATTGGCAGATAGCCCAATAAGAGGTTTGTTTGACATCACTACCTTCGGTAATTCAATTCTGGCCGCCACTGATTCCCAAAAACACCGCCCCCGAGCTTTGCGGAAAAAGCGACGGCCAGAACCCTGTCAGGCAATGGTAGCGACGGGACGGCCTGCTACCAGCGCCTTGATTGATTGGTTGATGTATTTCAAAGCTATCGCCGCCTTGGGGTGCGAAAAAGCCAACTGCATCTGTAACAATGCAACGCCTGCGCTTGCGCCCATCAAGCTGTAGCGCAGCCCATCAGATAGTTTGCCAGTGACGCCGGCGGCGAGGGCATCAGGCAGAGCAGGAATGTCATCGCCAGTCAGTACAGAAGTCAGCACCTGGCTGGCGTAATCCAACAGATACGCCGCAAAGTCGTCCGGCCCGATGTCGTTGGCGTCAAGGCCTGAGAGAATCGTGCTTGAGGTGTCCAGCCACGGAGTCAGGTTCTCCATGATCTTGAGCGTCTTGCTCGGAATGGGCGCGGGTTCGGCACTCGCGATAGGCGTGGCCGCGATGGCCTGCGCGAATGATTCGGCGGGCTTTCGAGAAGCCGCAGTTGCTTGTTTTGTTGCCATAGCTAAATTCCTCTTTGAACGTTCACGGCGCGCGCGATACACAGCACGCAGCCAATGAGCGAGATAACGAAGCCGAAGAGAGTGAGAACGGTCACGTCCATGCGTCTCCTGGTAGTTGTTCAGTGTCCAGGCTTGGCGTTGGCCTGAGATCGTCCACCAGATTGGTTGCGACGATCTCCAAGTCTGCAATTCTGGCTTTGAGGTCTTCAACGGTGTGAACACCAGACGTAGCGATGGCGCGCAGCCCTGCTTGGAGCTGCTGCGCCGTCGCGAACGCCTGTTGTTGCTGTTGATCGGTCATTACTGAATAACTTCAGCGGGCAGATCGCCCGTGCCGGTACCAGTGTCACCCGTACCAGTTCCGACAGTGCCGGTGTCACTGCCAGTACCGGTGCCGCCGGTTGCGCCACCGTCGCCTGTCGTTTCAGGCGTGAACTGGTTGAGCGTGTCCACGTCTGAGCGCATCTTCGGCAACAGTTCATCAACCGCATCTCGCAGCTCTGCGTCAGACACGTCTTGAGTTCTAAGGTCTTCAATGGTCTTCAATGCTTCATCCAGGCTTTTTTGCTTGGTGTTGATGAATTCCACGATTTGACCGACTTCGCGCGAAGTGTCGGCTTGCGCCGCTCTGAGTTCATCTGCTTTCGACATAATGGTTTCTTGCCCCCTTTGGAGTGATTGAAGTTGTAAGGTGATGCCGTTGAACTGCTCTTGCAGCCATTGGCGGTGTTGAAAGACGATCAGGAAAGCGTTAGCCGCTTCGCCCGAGTTTTCTGAAGTGATGCTGAATGAAATGGTGGTCATTGCTGGCCTCGCTTGCCGTGATGGTAATGGCCCGACGTTCCTTGTTTCCCTCGGTTCGCTATTGGTTCTCAGTAATTGCAGTGCGTTCCCGGCCCTCGGCTCACTGCCGCGCCGAACTTCTAATCCGCTGGTTTATCGCAAGCCGTGCTGGTATCAGCGCCCCACACCACTCCTGTTGAATTTATGGCGGCGTTGTATGGACTTGGCTGCACCTGGCGTCATCGTTGACGTTTGTGCAGAACTGTAACTGCGCATTGCGCGGCACGCCTTTGGTGTTGGCCTGATAGAGACCGGCGAACTGACCTTGCAGTCCCACGAATGACGATGGATAACGAGCGCCGCCCGTCAGCACGAACCCGGCCTGCGCGCCGTTGAAACCCTCGCCGAACAGCACAAGGTAGTCCCGCACCCAATAGCCCTTGGCTGGGCCGTGGCCATCGTCAGAAGTTGTGAAGATTCCGGGCGAGTTGCGATTCAGCACGTACCAGGTTGGGCGCAGGGAATCTTCCCCGACGTTCACGACCGCGATGGTACCGAGTCCGCCAGCAGGCATGTTGGGTGGCAGAAGCACGTTGACCTGTTTCGGTGAGGCGAAGAAGATTCCGCATTCCTGCTCAAGAGGCGTGTTCTTGAACACGTACACTTTCACGCCACCCAACTGCGACGGCAGAGGCAATGAGGACGCCGTGGCCGTCTGGCTTGTCATATTGTTGGCGAAGATCGTCACGATGCCGCCGGGCGCAAGAATGTCGTTGTAGCTTGCCGAACTGACCGCGACGGCCTGATAGGCGGTGTTGCGGTCTGAACATGGCGCGGTATGGGGCGCTTCGCCGGTGCTGTTGAGTATGCAGGTTGATCCATCGCTGTATTCGCCGCGCACAGTGAAGGCGGCAGAGAATGAGCAACCCGAAACCTCGCTATGGACGCGGGCATTGCCAGGATAGGTGAATGAAATCCCGGCGCGAGTCACGATGTACCTGACGGCCTGATTGCCGTCTGACCAGTTATAAGAGACTGCTACGCCGCTCCCGCTGTTGACCGTGCCGATCTGACGCAATGAACAGGACATTGTCGCGTCCTGCACGCCGGCGCGCCGCAGCATCTCACCAAACACTGACCGCTGGCGGTAATCCAGCACGCGCTCAGCTTCGGCGCGGGCGATGCGAGCCGCATAGACGCGCGCGCAAATTTCGGCGATGCGCTCCTGATCAAGGTCAGTGCGAATCAGGCCATTCAACGGTGCGTCCTGTGCATTGGCCGCCACGATTCCCATACAGGCAATCGCGAGCGCCGCTATCAAAAGTACGATTTGGCTTTTGAGGGTCCTGTTCATTGTTCGGTCTCCATCAACAGAGCTTCAGCTTGCTGAATGCGCGTTTCCGTATCTGCGGGTGGAGTCCTGAGCTGCCTGATTATTTTCTCTTCGTCTTCGCGCAAATTTTTGATCAGGCTGGTGCGCGAGTTTGCGGTGATGTCTAACTGCTCCCAACACATGCGTATGGCTTCTCTGTGCCAGGTGATTGCCAGTTCGGCTTTCAGCTCAGCCAGTTCATGATCGGCGATCTTCTTGTCGGCGGCGGCCTTCTCCCGATTGGCGCGGCTTTGCGCATTTAGAATCGCTTTATGCGTTTCGGCCAGTTCCTGGAGTGGCCTGGGCAATGGGTGCCATAAAGATTTGATCCATCGGAATAGGAGCATTGGTGAAATAGAAAATGCGGAGCAGTTGGAACGGATAAATTCACTACTGCTCCGCTGGATAATCTTTGCTGTTTCGCTTCCGCTGGAAGTAGCCATACAGGTAAAGCTTCAACGAAATCACGGAAGCAGCTTGAAACAAGTGCAGGATCAGTCCAGTGACTATCGCCACTACATTTGGAGCGCGCAGCGAATTACCCATCCCCAGGAACAGTGCTGTTCGTGCGGAATTGAAAAAAATGGCCAGCGGCAGCATCGCAACAAACCACCACAACCGTTCGCGCTGCTTGAAAAACCATATCGCCGCGACAAGCGCAGAGATGGCCGTGATGGCCGCTACAGCAATCCAAAGGTTGTAAAGAAAAATCACCTGCTACCTCTGTGGTTCACTTTGTCAGTTAAAGACCGAATCTCCTGCGCCATCGCGTTCATTGCCTGGGCCTGTTGCCGTCCGACTTCAGCCGCCATCTGATCCCGCCGTTCCATCGCGGCCATGAATTCTTTTTGTTCTTGCCGTCGGGACTCTTCTGTTTTCAGCAACTGCTCTTTCAGCAGCGCCTGACTGCTCTCAAAATGCTTGATCAGAAACGGCGTTACCTGCCTGTACAGCACGGCGGCAATGCCTAATAGCACCGCGCTAGGCAGACCAAACTTCCCGACGATCTCAACCCAGTTCACTCCCTGCATTCATCGCCATCTCTTTGGGGGAGTGGGATGCGGTCAAAAAATAATTTTCCAAATGCTTCAGCGGGCGGATTGTGTAAAAAGTCTCTGCGTTATTTTTTTGGCTGGGATTTGATCACCGTTAAGAGCTTTCGTGGGATGATGTATATCTCGCACTCAGGCCGTCAGAGCGCGCTTCGCGAGCGCCCAATACCGCTGCCGTTCGGGAAGGCCGTTCGTTCCGCCGTTGATTTTTCGTGTGATCTTCAGGAATGCCGCAGACGTGTTTTGATCCGCAAGTTCATTCAGGCCGTTGTTCTTCCAGAACGCGGCGGCGGCACGAAAACCCGCTTCTGGCTGCTCAAGTAGCTCGGGTTGGTCAACCAATGGCAGATTCAGCAGCTTGGCGTATTTGCTGTAATTGGCGCGCCCGGTGATCTGGATTGGCCCGCGTCCTTTGAATCGCTTGCCATCACCAGGCTGCGTGTTGCCAAGATCGGCGCGGCCTTCGTATCGCTTCTGGGCGGCGGTTGGCCCCCAGATTTCAGCGAAGAATTTCAGTGCGCCTGATTCGTGCGCGATCTGCGCAAGGAAGGCGGCGGCGCGAGCTGGTGTGTTGATTTCGAATTCTTGTAATGCTTGGTTGAGTGGATCAATGAGTTGCTCAGCTCTATGGAGTGGGAGCGCGGGCATTACTTGGCGAAGTTGGGTAATCCTGATCTGCACGCGGGCAGCATAGACAGCGTGGGCGTGTTATTTTGTGGGATGTGTCCGCATAATTAGCCTGCCGCATCCCCGGTCGGCTGAGCAGAGCGGATGGCAATGGATCATCACAATTCAGGAAAGAGGTAACTAGCTTGGCCTGGGCAACAGACGACGAGCTTCTGGAAGATATTCGACTGCTGGCCAAAAAACTTGGCAGGCAGCCGACGCAGACCGATTACCGCGAACACGGCAAGTATGGCCACAGTCTGCCGCGCAATCGCTTTGGCTCCTGGCCAAACGCAATCAAAGCTGCTGGCCTGCTCTATCGCTATCAGGGGCCAACTCCGCGCCCAACAACAACAGTAATACTGGAAGACGTGCGCCGATTGCAGCGCGAGCTTGGCAGGCTGCCTACAGCAGTCGAATACCGCCAGCAGGGGAAACACAACGTTGAGACGGTGATGCGCAGGGCCTTGTGCAAACACTGGTGGCAGGTGCTGGTGCAAGTATGCGGCGCTACGGAGGAAGAAGCTAAGAAGGCTCTGGGCGGTGGCGGGCGGTACAGAACAACTGAGGAGCGGGTTGCGGAGGTGCGCAAGCTGGCCATTAAGCTCCGTCGCGCGCCAACGCTTGCCGAGGCACAGGCGGCAGGCATTGACACATCTAAACTGATTAAGCGCACTGGCAAATGGACAACCGCTTGCGCGATGGCCGGGTTCCCCAAGAAGGGGCCTCAGAAAAAGGCTAAGCCGATTCGTCTGGCTCAGACCACCGACGCGCTTGGCGAAGTGAAAGACGATGTGCGCGACTTCCTCAAGGATGCGCCACTTGATGCAGTCAAAGAGTTCTTCAGCAAAAAGAGAAAATAGAGAAGTTTTTTGAGGGGTGGAAAGGCCGGCTGCGGGCAGCATCGGCCTTTTCCGGTAAGGCATCCTTCAATTGGGACGGCTAAATGTCCGAAGGAAAATTTGGCGAAGCCTACGGATTGCCCCAGATTATTTTGCAGTCGGTTTATTCCTCACGATCTATTTTCTCAATCGGTAGCCAGTGCGTGTTTGTCCACGCGCGCCAGGCGTCCGCTCTTTCTCAAAGCTGGTCAGGGTGCCGTCTTCCATCAGGCGGTTGAGCCAAACCGCGACGTGTATCCGGTCAATCGAAATCTCTTTCGCGATCAGGTCTTGCTCATCTATTCCTTCATGAATCAGCGCCAGCAGTTGTGCGCGGCGGCTTTCTGTCGGGCGCTGCACATGGTCGCGAACCTCTTCCAGCGAATCGCGCAGGATACGGCGCAGGCCCGGCGTGGGCGCTTCACTGACGGCGCGCACATATCGCTCGTACCAGGCTTTGACGGCCGCGTCTTCGATCAGCGGCGGGACGGCTGAGTCAATCGAAGGTGTCTTTTCGGCATATACTTCCCGGCGGGCATCTTTGGTAGTGAAGAATGGGTTTGCCGCCTTTTCGTCTGCAAAATGCTGGATCGTTTTGTGCGGGTCATCACTTCGAAGCGCGAGGCGATAGAATTCCTTGTCTTCCAGAATTTCCGTTCCACCTTGCTTTTCCTTATTACTGGTGGCGGCACCAGAATTAAAGAAAGTTGAGTGAATGCGGGCATTTTCGTAAATAGTTCGCGGATGAACACCAATCGTCTTGGCGTGTTCCTTCACGGCGGCCTCTACGCCTTTGCTTTCAACGTCCCTAACGCCAGGCCCGCGCCGCTGGCTTTCCCGCTTCAGAATTTCAGCATCAGCAGCGCATTCAATCTGGAATGCAGCTCGTCCCATTGCCTTGGCCTGCATGCGAAGCTCAATCAACTGTTCGTCAGGCATTCCTGGGATGGATGCAATAATGTTTTCCGTGCTGTCTTCAACGCGGTTGAGCAGATCAATGATTGATACCGCGACGGCGACTTTGCTTTTTTGAGATTGTAGATTTCGCGCTTCCATTATGTACCCCTTTGTTAATGCTCCGGTTATTGGTAAGATTTGCGCGATTTAGTGATTCCTTCAGGGCGACTGCCGCGCCCTTCCTTTTACCCGTCCTGCACTTCACGCCGACTAAGCAATCTTTCTATTCGATCAAACTGACGTTGAAGCAATTCCAGCGATTCCATAACTTGCGTCCGCAACTGAATGTTCTCCGCCTCCTTGTCCGCGAGCAGACCGCGCAGCCGGTCAATCTCTTTCTGCCGATTGATCTCCTGCACGATTTCTGGCGTCAGGTGCGGTTCATTCCCTACAGCCATCGCGAGCATCATCGGCGCGAGTGGCCGCGCATGGCTCCACCTCTCCTTCAGGCCATCAGCGTATTGTTGGCTCATGCGATCTCCTTCTTGCTGTCCAGATTGGCGAACAGCGAACCTTCAAATTTCAGTTGCCAGTAACGCATTCGGGCTTTCCCGATCGTCACGTACTCAGCCTCTCGCTCTACCGCCACGATCTCATCCCAACCGGCTTTCATGGCCCCAATGGCTTCACTCATCACGCCGGCGAACGGGATCAGAATTCGGCGCGGCGCGTAGGCTGACGGCGGCAATAGAAGTGTTGCCAGATACTTGGTCAGGCCGAGCGGCTTGACCGTCGGGTGAGAGTTGGCGGCGGGCTGCGTGGTGAACTTGTCTTCCACACTACCAGGCGCGAGGCCTGCCGATTGGCCGGACTGTCCGTTATAGACCTTCTGGCGTTTGGGCAGATGATCCAGTCCCGCGTTGCGCTCTTCCTGCGATGCCTTGGCGCAGTAATAGAGCGGGTCAGCCAAGTCTATCTGCTCGGCTACTTTGAAAAAGAAGCGTGATGCGCCGCCGCTGTCGCCGTAGCCGGTAATGGGGGTGCCGATGCGCGTAGGGTCAGCTCGATAGACGGTACGGTTACCCGTTTTCCTAACGCCCACAGGCTTGCCGCTGGTGAGGATGCCAGTCTGTGCATCAAGCGCTGCCGCTGCTCCGTCTTCCAGGATTAGGTTGGCTGGCCAGCGCCCGTCATCAATCTCTTCGACTTGATGGCCGGTGCGGTAGCCTCTGGTGGCGTGAACCTGTCCGGGGATGCCTTGGTACTTAAACTCACCCTGATGACTGGCCTTCGTGCCGCCGCTGTCACCGACGCGCCCGGCGTCAATGAAGAGCGCGCCCGCGCCCGTGCGGGTAATGTCATCAAAGGGTCGCCTTTCAAATGGCTTCTGCGCCAGAATGATTGGCTCGACCGCCGGTTTCATCGTCTGCAATCCATAGCGATGGCCAGTGAAATCAATGTGAGGCGCGCCGTCACGCTGCACGCGCGCGCCTTTGGGAAATCCACTGCCAAAGGCAAAGCCTAAAGGCCCAAGCTGCCGTTCCTGCAGCACGCCAGGATCAGCCGCTGCTGTGGCGATGAAGTTTTCGAACCCTTCCAGTGAATCGAAGTAAAAGGTTTCGCCCTGGTCGGTGGTGTAGCGCCAAATCGTGGGATGGATGATCAGCCCGGCGTCTTCCATCGCGGTGGCCTGACGATGCCAGCCGCGACTGGCGGCGAAAGCCATCAGAAAAGCGCCAGGATGCAGATGCTGCGCGAGCGCCGCCCAGGTTTCGGGACGGAAAGCTATGTCGCCGCCATCCCATGCTTTGCCCATGAAGCCTTTGCCGTTACGCTCGCGATGCTGCCCATCGCGGCCCATCAATCGCCGGTGCTGGCCTGTCAGGTGATAGGGCGGATCGCACAATAGCGCGTGAAACGGTTCGCCTTGGTACTGTGCCACCCACTCCATCACGTCCTGATTGTTGATTGTCCAGTTGGTCATCGTTATAAACGAATTGGCATCACGACGTTCTGACAGATGTATGCAGGCTCTACCCCCGGCGTAAATAACACCTGCGAACCTGCGTGTTTGAACTCCATTACGGCATCGCCTTCGATTGAGCTGAGCGCGTCCAGCGCATAATCCGCGGCCATCGCTATGGTCACGTTAGGCCCGGAATATTCCGCAAGTGCCAGCGTTTCGGTCGCGCCGCCCAGCTCTGTATCGGGCGCGGTCACGATCAGCGTGCCGTGCTGTTTGCTCAGCTCCAGTTTGATTGCGCGGCTTCGCTCATCGGCCATCAGCGAGGTTCGTCTGATGGCGGTCGCGAGGGTTTGGGCGTTGATCGCCATTCTGTTCGGCAGGCCTTTCGGGACAACCATTTCGTAGTTTGGAAACTGGCCGGTCAGCAGGCGCGAAACCAGTGTGCGCTTGCCGATGCGCACGAACAGGTGATGCTCACTCAAGGCCATCTCAACGGCCTCTTCGCCAGCCGCCAGCTTCTTGATGGATTCCAGAGTGCGCTTTGGCACCAGCGCTTCCCAGAATTTTTCGCCGTCAGGGGTCAGCGACTTATCCACCAATGCCAAACGGTGGCCGTCAGTCGTGACCATCCGCACTAAATGAGAATGGACTTCCAGCTTGGCACCGTTGAGCGTGTAGCGGCTCTCTTCGTTCGTGATCGCGAAGATGGTGCGGTCAATCAGCGTCCGCATCGCATCAGCGGGCAGCGCGCGATAGGGGCCTTCGTAGGCTTCCATCTCCGGGAAGTTTTCTCGCCCCAGCGTTCCCATCGTGAACCTTGACCGCTCGCATTTGATTGTCACTTTATCGGCTTTGACCTCAATCAAGACTTCAGCATCCGGCAGTACCTTGACGATCTCGATCAGCTTCTTGGCCGGAATGCAGTACGCGCCAGGCTGTTCGACAGTGATCTCGCACAAAGTCGCAATGTGGACATCCAGATCGGTGGCTTCCAGTCGTAGTCCCTTCGCGGTCGCCTCCATCAGGAGATTGGACAGAATCGGGATGGTGGTTTTGCGCTCGATCGCGCTTTGCAGCATCAGCAATTCGGTCAGCAGTGGGTTCTTGTGAATTGAGAATTTCAAGCGGTGTCTCCTTTTTTAGTTGAGTAGCTGTGGCATCTGATTCCATTGGTGCCCGTCCAACAAGCGGCCTGCGTATGCCTTGCCGACATGCACAAACCGAACTTCGTCAAACTCGGCGGCGGGTGGCCGCCCCATCGCAGGGTGGCAAATATCAACATCGCAGGCAGGCAAATATGCGCCGTTCTGTTTGAAGAAAAACGGCACGTTGGCCGCGACACATGCGTCACGCATTGTCCGAAACCAGTCTGGGTGCGAAGGCCGTGCTGGGTGTTCCTTCTGGTCGGACTCGCCGCCACAGATTACCCAATTGACAGTTGCGCCGTTAAACTCGATGTCGTCTTTGGGATCAATACCTTCAGCGTCAAGACAGTTCACTCGCCACTCGCCAGGCCTGCCGTCCTTGATCACAAGGTCATCCAGTTCCACAGACTCCAGCAATGGTTCGGCGCTGATGCCTTTCCATTTGGATTTGACCCGAAGCAAATCACGCACACGTATGTTTGCCGTGTGTTGGCTGGTAACGGTGGTCATGGCCATGCAGTTGTCGGGCAGGCCGCCTATCAGATGCGAAATTTCGGCCAGTCTGCGAATCTGTTTTGTGAGTAGCAACCAGAAATGGCGCTGGCCTTGTGGGGATCGAATCGCCCCGATAATTTCATCCACGATGTATTGGGCCTGGACTGCCTTGCTGGCGAAGTCGCCCATGTCACCCACAAAGATCATTCGCGGGAAGCCATTGAGCCAAGGCTTGTCCGGCCTGTCAGTGCCGCGCAGATCGGCCCAGCGCGCGGCCTGCATCATGCGGCCTGGCGCGAGCCGTACATTTTGAAAATTCTTGTCGTACAGATGCGGCAGCGATTGTGCCAATCGGCTTTCGTGAAGGTTGCCAGCGTAGCAAGCGCGCATGTCCCGCCCATTCCATAGCTCGCATCCCTCACAGCCCGTACTTGGGTTAATTGTGTCGTCGCAATATTCGATGCCTGTCCCTTTAGCCATTGGGTTAAACCTCTTTCTGTTGTTGTTCGGCTTCCCATTGAGCGAGAAAACCAATCGCGATGCAGACGCCGCAGCCATCGCGGCGCGCGACTTTGCGAATTCGCTCGGGCAGATCGTTGTAGCCCTTCAATTCGGACAGCAGTGCCGACACCGTATGAACCTTCAGATCTAAAGCGCTGGCTATTTCGTGCAGCGTGGCGCCGTTGGTTCCTTGCTCCTGAATGAAAGCCAGCACCTTTTGCCGTAGTGCTTCAGCGCCTTCGGCAATGCTGGCGTGCGCGGCCTTTGATTCAACATTGCCGCGGCTCTTGCGCTCACACACGTCGCGCGGCGGCGCTGGCGGCGGCTGAATTTCGAAGATAGACATTTGAGTCATACAGCCTCTCTCAAACATTCACGTCAGCGAAAAACTGTTTTGCCCTTGGCGGCAGCGTGTCGCGCAACCCGTAATACCAGCGTAGCGTTTCAATCGTGGCGTTGGCACCTTGGCATTCAAATGCGCAGTAGCCTTCGGCGGCCACTCCATACAAAAACTTGACTTGTTCCGGTGTTGCTCTCCTGCCGATTCGTTTTACCTCGATGTAGAGACCGTGATACCCGCGCTCCGGGTGCGGCAGGAAAAGGTCACTGACGCCTTCAAGCGCCCCTTCTGCTTTGAGCTTGGCCGCAACCGCTGTACTTCGCTTGCCGCCGTTGGGGATGGCGTGCAGTCGCTCGATGCCAGGCAGGCGAGCGCCTTCGGTGTTGCGCCATTGAATCACCGTCTTCTGGTGTTCGTGCTCCTGAGTCTCCCGCTCATAGGCCCGGCGCACGCTCTCTGCCGTGAATGCGCTTTTTGAACGCTTTATCTTGATCTGCTCAGTCATGCAGTCCCTCCAATGATCGCGCTGCACAGTGCCTTTGCGAGATTTACAGGAACTGCATTCCCGATCTGTTTGACCTTCTGTTCGCGATTGCCAGCGAATGAATAGCTCTTCGGAAACGACATCGCCGCCGCCAACTCGTGCGGCTGCAGCATTCGGAATCGAATATCCAGCAATGCCAACTGGCCTTCGCCGATCTGCGTTTCAACCAGCCCAAACCGGTCCTTCGCCGTGACCGTATCGAGCGGTTTGGTGACCGGCATCGCGCCGCCAGTGCCGTTGTACTTGACCAGGAAAGGCTCAATCAGTCCCCACGCATCAACGCTGGTGATCGTGGGCATCGGATGGTTGATGTCGTGGCTGCGCTCGTCTTTGCCGTGGTTGGTTGGAATAACGAAAGGCTGGCAAACCGCCCAGCCATCACCGTTAGCCGTGATGGTTTTCATAGGCTCATCCACTGAATGCACACGGCGCCCATCGAAGCCGTCATTGCCGTGAGCGACCTGAACCAAAAACGGCTGAACCAATCCGTGCGCGCCACCCTTGGCAGTTGTGATCGTATTGAGCGGCTTATCAATAGGCCTCACCGAACCACCGTGCTCCATCGTAAGGATGAAAGGCTCAATAAGAGCTTGGTGAGATTCAGTCAGAACAGATTTCAGAGGCTGGTCAACGCTTCGAGGCCGACCCGTACCAGTCGGGCCACCTGCGCCAATAATGAATGGCTCGCAAAGCGCGTGATGCGCGCCCATTGTCGTGATCGTGCTGAGCGGATCGTCAATGGACTGCGCTGACTGACCGTTCCGCATCTGTACGATGAAAGGCTGAGCAAGCCCAAAGTGATTGCCGCCAGCAACCAGCGTCTTCAGCGGCTGATCGAGTGATTGCGCATCCACGTTGTTTCGCAAAACGACGATGTATGGCTGTGCTAAGCCATAATGCTCATAGTTGGCCGTGATGGTCGGAAGCGGCTCGTCAAGGCTTTGTGAGTCCTGACCGCCTAAGAATTTAACCAGGTATGGTTGCACCAGGCCGATGCCGCGCGATTGCGTCTTGATGACCTGAAGCGGGCGGTCAATGCTTCGGATGCGATCGTCGCCTTCCTGCGGCACGATGAACGGGATGCCCGCGAACTTATCGAGGCCCTTGAAGATGCGGTTCAGTGTGTTCGGCTTGAGCGGCCGCTTGCGCGTGTAAATGGATTCGCCCGGCAGTGACCAGTCAATAATCTCGCGCGCGGTGCGATAGGGCGCGCGGGTATGGCTCATATCGAACAGGTGGCCGTTACCATTCCCATTTGCCTTTGGCTTCGCCGCCGGCGCGTGCGTCGGCTCAGGCCAGATAAGTGGCTTGCGGCCAAGTCGCGCCTGAATAAAAAGCCGCTCGCGGCTGGTCGGATCACCATAGTCTGCCGCGTTCAGAATGCGATCATCAACGTTATAGCCCAGAGCACGAAGCGCATTCAGAAACGAGAAGTAGATTTCACCTTTATGCTTTTCGTCGGGCCGCATAACGGTGATCGTCACCGGCTCCTTACGCTTCCCTATGGGCTGACTGCTCTTAGCGAGATGGCCATATATTTTCTGCCATTCATCTTCAGTCCCACCGTAGCGGCGTGTTTTCTTGATCCATTTGTCAAAGGGCACAAGCGGGTACTCGACAGGGATTTCGCGCTTCACCCTGACCTTCTTGAGCGGTCCCCAAGTACGGAACTCCGGAACGTTTTCAATCAACAGGTGCTTTACTTCAATCTGCGAACACCACTCAACAAGCCTCCACGCACTCGCGCGAGATTGATCATTGATGGGCATTCCACCACGCGCGTTTGAGTGATGAACGCATTCAGGTGATGCAACCAGTAGATCCAGTTTTCCGCCCGGCACCAGCTTGCGAGGGTCAACGTTATCCAGCCCGGTGCAATGGTGGTCTACCTTGGGGTGATTCTGTGAGTGTGTGGCGATCGCGATGTCCCAATGGTTGACCGCAATCAAATCCGGCTGCACGCCTTGCATCTCACAGGCCAGCAATAGGCCGGTGGTCAGCCCACCTGCGCCACAAAACAAATCCGCTGCTTTTAGCTTTCTTCCTTTTCTCACATGACCCCTTGATGCTTTACCTGGTGGTAACCGTTCGTGCAGTGGGCGCAGTGGCACTTCAATCCGTTGTGACCAACAGGTTCCCAGTAATCCTGCTTTCCCTTTTTCCAGGTCGGCGGGCACGGAATGGTTTCGTGCCGGGCCGCAACCGGCGCCGCTTCGCATTTACAACCGCGCATCCTGCCGAACCAGTTCTGAAGCGTCGGGCACCAGATCAGCACTTTCTGGAATCCTGAGTCTTCGCAAAACTCGCACTTGAAAACTCCAGGATTGAGTAACTCGTTTTTCCGGCGCTCCCTCTCTTCATCGTGGCGCTTTGCCCGGCGGTATTCACCCCAGCCTTCCATCACGAATTCCGGGTTGAAGGGCGCTGATGTGCTTTCCCTGTGCAGCGCAATCCCGGCCTTGAAGGCTGCGGCCAGTTCATCGTTGGGAATCTCTACTAAGGCTTCCGCATAGGCCGCGACGACCAGCGACAATTGCTCATCACTGGTTGGCAAGTTGCGCCCGGTGGCAATCCAGGCCTTTGCTATCAGGGACGCAAGCGCTTTCTCGCGATCAGTGCGAACGCGGCGCGGTTTACTCCCCCGTGAGATAGCTTCTGAGAGCTTCAATTCCTCGACTGCCAGCGTCTGAATATCTCCTGTGAATTTGTCCATTGCTGTCTCCATTGAACATACTGTTCTGTGCGGCGCGAATCACGTTTTCTTTGTACTGTTCGATCATTTTGAAGAGGTTCTTCCGAGACCAATCATTTGTCCGCCATTGCAACAGGGTTAGTTTCCAGACCTCGAGATCGGTTACCTGTCGCATTTGCTCCTGCTGGAAGTTGTTGGGCTTTTGGTTGAATGCAGACTCATAAGCGGCAATCACATCAGGTAATGGGTCTGCGGTGAGGTAGTCCCGTTCGGAGTTGGTTTCCGAATCAATGGTGGAAAATGGAGGGTCAAAATCATCAGGCTCGCCTGCGCCTGTGTGCTCTTCTTTGTTTTCTTTATTTGTATTCTTCTTTGTATTCTTCATGTCGGCTCTGTCAGAGCCGGGTGGTAGCTCTGGTAGAGCTGGGTGCGGCTCTGGTAGAGCTGGGTGGTAGCTCTGTGAGAGCTGGGTAGGTGGCTCTGGTAGAGCCGGGTTGGTGTGTTTTTTCGACCATTCAGCGAAAGTGATCCAGTGCTTTTTATCGAGTAAAGCGTAGTGCGACGGCTTGCCTGGCTCACTTCTGCGGATAATCATCCTGCGTTCAATTAAGACGCGCAGAGACCGCTTTAGCTGGGACGAACTCATCTTGCAGGAGGTGGCCATAATTTCAAGCTTCTCGAAGCACTCGCCGGTGTTTTTGCCCGCACAGCGGCGCGCTATGCGCTGGTAGGCACGGAATTGGTAAGGGTCAAGAGCTGCGTCATCCAATTCAATGTCATAGAGAACGACCTGCGGCTCGCGCTCATCCATGAAGGCAATCTCTTTTGCTTGCTTTCCCTGCCTGTCCATATGAATTCTTCCCGCTCTACAAACAAAAAAGCCCTTCTTGATCGCGCGCACGCGCTGTAGCGGTTCCGTGCAAGCTTTTTCAAGCAGTGGAAGACGCGGCAACGCGATCAAGAAAGGCTTTCCTGTAATTCGTCGCTTGCACTCTGGCCGCTACGCCAGACCACCAAACGGTGACGCCGCATTTTGTTGATTTCTGAGAATTATTTTTCCGCGCCGCAAGGGGGTGCGACGGCAGCTTGGGCGGGCACTCCCCAGCCGCTTAAATCTTTGTCAGAAAGACGCGCGATGAAATACCCAGACGCGCGCCAGCCTGCTGTCAACGGCCACTAGCCTGATGGCTGTATGCCGCGATAGACGCTTGGCGGGCCGGAATCTGACATCCGGCGATTTGATGTGAGGGAAATTGGAAGACTTACCTTCCACCGATCATTGGCCGGATGCCACAGCTTCCTGTGGCTCATGGGCTTCCGGCGCTTCTGTGTCTTCAGCGGTCTGGACGACGCTTTCTGGAGATTCTTCATCGTTGCGCGCTGGGCGACCGAATGGCAAAGCCATTGGCCTGCGCAGTTCCTGCGGCGTCATCGCGCGAACGTCCACGGTTTGGTACGTGTCAAGGCGGATCGTTAAGACCTGCTGCCGATCCCAGTCTTTGCGCTCTTCGATCTGGACGTCGCGATCTTCCTGGCCTGAAGTGATCTCTTCCGTCAGCTTGGTCGCCCGTAGCTTGCAGGTTTCCAATTGCGACTTGTAGACATCGGCGTTCTCTTTCTTCTCACGCTCCAGTTCCCCATATCGTTTGGTGAGACTGGCCAGTTCCTGACCTCTTAGCCTGATCTCTTCGTCCGTGAGCATTACCGGTAATTTCTTGGTAAGCATCGTTGCAACCTCTGAAAAAGTGGGGATGGAAAACCACCCCCGGATCATTAATGCCTGGAATGAAATGCGCGCGTTGCGCTTCGATAAGGTCAAAGCCTCAAGACTGTTAAAACAGCGATTGTTGCCGTTCGTCAGGCAACTGCTTTTCCAGGATGCGCAGCCAGTTGAGCTGCTCATCGCTGACGAAGGTCTCGTTACCGTACTGCCGAAACTTCGCGTTCATCTGACCAACAAAGCCGCAAGCGTTCGCGTTGAAACTCATTCGGTGCGGGTGCAAACGTTCCACCAGCAATCTGGCTTCCTGCAGCAATCCTGGGTCAGTGATGTATCCGGTCTCAGTCATATCGAAACGGTGGGATGGTGACGCTTTCGCAGCAGCCACTTTCACGACTTATGCCGACGGTTTCGTTCATGACCTCCCCCGCCAACAGTCCACCGTTATACGGTCTGACCGCATCCCATAATTGCGGCGTCGGGATTCGAACCCGAAGTCTCAAGCTAATGAGGCTTGCGAGATGCCTATTTCTCCACGCCGCTACATGCAGGGAAACTCTCGCCAGTGAGCCATTAATCAATTCAGCGTTGCCGCTGTCCGATTCGGTCGGAACCAGGCCTGACCCTGCAATACGAAAATTTCAAAAGTTGAATGGGGAGACCGCCCAGTCAATTGTTACGGTCTCCCCGCCTGCCCATTTACGCCGGGCAACAGCCCTTCTGCGGATGTGAGCAATCCACGACACTGCTCACACCCCGCTCGTCAAAACCAGGTCTTGCGGCCCTGGCATTAACGTTATGCATGCCTGCCATCATCTTCAGCCGTAGTTCCGATGTTGGTCTGTGTTGATTGGTGCCACCATCACGGCGCATAAGGCTTTTAATCGTTATAAAAAAAGCCTCTGCCAGCCAACACGCGGCCATCGTTGCATTGGGTATTTCGTCAAATATCAGAGCCGGACAGGAGATCTCCCCAAGAAACCTGTCCGGCGTGCGCAGCCACTGCACTCTGCATCGTGGCCGCTGCAATCAAAGTCATTGGTCATCGGTATGACTCGCAGCATCCAACGTGCGCCACCAGCGATGTCCGTGAACAACGCGGGGCGCTACAAGAAGGAGTGCGGCACCTACCATATAAAACGTTGAATTACTCATCTGAACTTTGATAAGCTTTGAATGACCGGGCCAGCTTCCACACCGGCCCGGTTGGATCAACAACCGCTCCTCCGCAGCAGTTGTTTTTGATTTGAGGCGGTCGTAAAGGCCGCCTCGCCCGCATCCCGCCAGTACCGGCGGAATCTCATGCAAGACCAAATCGTTCAAGCGTGGCGGCAGCCTTATCCCAGCCGCGCCTGCGGTACTCTTGTGCAATCTCTACTGCTGGAAATTGGAAAGCTTGTTTTTCCGCTTCCTCGAAAACCTTGTTGCGATTCGCAACCCACTTTTCAACTTGCTCTTCCGACAACCAAATCGTCGTGCCGGGCGCTTCCTGCCAACGGCCAAGCTCTGGATAATTCTTCCAGCTCCCTTTTTCGTTTCGGGCGCGCAGACGGTATTCCGGCACACTCATTAGTCCCGCCGCCTTTGTGTGCGGGATGAGCTTGGGCGATGGACGTCCAGAGAACTTGAAGGGATTAGTTGAAAGCTTCTGACTTTTCATCACTCTACGAGTATACGCAATATGTCACATTGTAGTCAACTAAAAATGTCACACGACAGACAAAGAAATGGCGGTGGAGGCTGACGCAGTAAGAGGGTGTGGATAAAGCAGGCTTACGACCTCGACTTCATACAAGTCAGCAAGGGCGCAAAGTAGTTCATAGCTGGCACTTACACCGGATTCTGCGCGAAAGACCGTTTGGCGGTCAATGTCCAATGCCTCTCCGACCTGCTTTTGCGTCAACCCTTTAGCCTCGCGAAGGCTCTTCAGGTGTTCGCAATCGTAATGTTGAGAATTCATGACCTAGATCATACCAGCAGACTATGAACACAATCAACAAAAAATGTCACATAAACGTAGATTGTAATGTCGAGCAATCTTATGCGACATTTGATGTCGCAATGGCAGGCAAGAAAGCTAATGACAATTGGGTAAGGTTCGGTCACTGGGTGCAACAAAAGCGCGATGCCCTGGGAATGCGCCAAGAAGATCTTGGCGATAAAATCGGTAAGGACAGGCAAACGATATACAGAATCGAAAAGGGCCGTAGTACGAAAAGACCGACCGTCATTCTGATTGCCGTCGCACTTGGCGAGAAGCCGCAGACCGCCGTGGATATGGCGTTCGGTGTGCCAACTGAAGAATCACAATCTTCTAGCACGACTTCAACTTCAAGCGATGTGGAATCAGCAAGTCGCCTAGCCTGGCTCTACTCCCAGCTCCCCGAAGCTCGTCAGAAAGACGCGTTGGCTGTAATTGAAACCCTCTACCACCGCCATGCATCAGGCACGAAAGGCGCGAATTTGGATGCGGACAGGAAGCAGACCGTTCATAACTCCGGCGGCCTGAAGAAGCCCGTCACCCGCGAGCGGCTGAACGAAGCCTTCGACGTGGCGCACGGTCGAGAAGGCAAGCCGGCCACTCCGGAAGACAAGGAAGCGATGGAACGGTCGCTGGTTGAGAATGGTGATATTGAAGTAATTGAGGAAGAAGACGACGACAAGACCCCGAAAAAGTAACCTTGTGCCCCGGAGGTTCAGCCGATGAAAGTCATTGGTGTTTTGATATTGCTGGCGCTGCTACCCGTTGCCGGTGTTGCTCAGAGGCCTGCACGAAAGCCAGTGCCGACAAAAAAGGCAATGCCGCAAATCAGTATAGTTCTGCGGAGTAAGGCCGACAGGAAAAAGCTTGATGAGTTTTTAAGTAATCACGAACGCGAGGTTGTGAGCGTTGATGTCTTCTTGCTTGAGGATGATCTGAAGAGCGTACACAGCGTTGACGAAAAGCAGCTCTATGTTGACCTGTCCTATAAAGATCGAGAAGGAAACCCGACTGGCTCAGAATGGCTCATTGAGCTAAAGGACGGCGACAACGACCTCATGCTTGATGAAAAATCAGGGCGACTTCAGGCGTACATAAAGGTCATTACGATCTCAGGTCCGCACATGGGGATTATGAGTATTTACAGCAAGCCTGTAGCTATTGAGAAAGCTCGACCGTGAGATAGGCCGGCTGGCAGGTTTAAGGAAGCAGAACAAAACCCCGAAAGAGTAACATTACGCCAAGAGGTGATCTCTATTTTAATGGAAAGCTGGCCGTCACCGGCGTGTACGTCGTAGGCCTGACGCTTAATGAAGACACCTCTGGTTCGACCACGGGCCCTGGCTCGTTGAGTTTTCCTAAAGACTATGCCATCCGAGGGTCGAAGCATGAGCTTGTCTATCAGGGCTACCGTTACCAGATCAATCTGGATGGCGGTGGAATTAAGCGAGCCGCCTCATTTCTCGTAATCGAAAAGCTGGTTAAAGAGTAGGCAGGAGGGTGCTTCAGAGAAACGGCTTAACACGAGAGTGGCACAAGGTGTCGTGTCCGGACTAACAAGAAGAGCGGCTAACGCTCTCACTCACATAGGCAGTAGTGGTATCCGGTTGCGGCCAGCCGGGTGAAGAGAAGCTAAAACTTTAATTTTATAGCTTACGGCTTACTCGGAGAGATGATGAGTAAACAACTGTTACAAGATGAAGAGCAAGACGTCAAAGATGTACTGCGCAGTCAGGGCCGAACTCTGCGGCAATACCGTCTCTCAAGGTGGATGTTGCTTAGCTTTGGTGCTACGTGCATCCTTGGCGGGCTTTTTTGGATGCTCTATAAATACAAAGACCTTAACGGCCTCGACAAGTTCGTTCCTATCTTCACCGTGCTCGGCTTAGGATTAATCTCCACCGCGGCCACCACGTACCCGGTAAAAGAGATACTCAACCGTAAAGACAGAATGATGTTCTGCGAGAAGTTGCTCGCGAACATCAGCAATATCAGAGATGAAGAGAATGTGCCGGAAGGTAGTTTGGAGCGCATCCAGAAGAAGTGCAGCGAAGCCGTTGACCTACTAAAGGGGTGTTAATATGCCTATCGAAATGAATGAACCTCTACCGAATCCAAACAACGAGCCAGAAGTCGAACGAGAACTTGATAACCTTTTGCGAGAAATAAAGCTACACCGGCAGAGCAGAAAAAAGCGCTCACGCTTGCTCGTCTCAATTCCCGTGGTCGTTACCCTTGTCTTGTTTTCCATGGTGAGTTTCGCTTCCGCAAATTACCAGAAACGGCTACTTGCGGCAGAGGCCGAGCTTAGGACTTATAAGCAGAGAACAGTAGAGGCAACTCCAGCGACAACGCCATCAGCGGCGACACCAATAGACCTCAGTCAATACTCAATTCAACAAGAAAAGTTATTGTCTGGGCTGCTCAGCGAGATAGAGCAAGGGCAAGGACTTCAGATCGGCCTCGGCCAGAGCAGCGCTCAAATTTTATCCGCGACTGCGCGTATTGACCAGGCGGTCGAAGAAATGAAAAAGATAGGGGTTGAACTTACCACTGATCCACTTAGGCATCAGCGCATTCTTGAGATCCTAGTCGAGACTATTTCCACCCTCAAAAGCATCAACACAACTGACTGCATCATCGGCAACTCAGGCACTCTGGTAGACGTCGCCGCAATAGTAGCTCAGCAACAATCGTCTCAATTTGAACTGCAAGGTACGCTTGAAAATGTATTAAAGGAGCAATCTTTACCTAATGAAGTAAGGTCAAATCTTAATAAGCAGTTACGCGATAGTACAGACAGAAGAAAATCGCTGGATTTTGCTGTTAAATCTTTGAAGGACATGGTCAGCATGAATAAAAATGCAAGCCCGTCGAACCATCTCTCTCAAGCTATTTCTGACCTTGAAAACAAGCGGATTGGGCTAGATCAGAGTAGTGCAGCGATGCAGTCATTTGCCAAAAAATACAGCAGCATCGAACGGGGGTTTACTGGGTTTGAGGAGATGAAGAGGTTGGTGCAGAAAAATGGAGAGTTAATCAATCGCCTGGAGAAGCCCCTGAAGCAGGCAAAAACCTATGAGGCGAGCATAGCTGAGAACAGTAGACGCTTGCTGCTGGCGTGCAATGGCAATCAAGGTCGTTAATCGAGGGACAGTTAAACCACACACCCATTCCCTTCGTTCTATCAATTCAAGTGGTGCGGGCAGGTTAAATCAAAAAGCTAAATTTACCGTCAGAGTCAGCCATCACCTGACAACCAACTAATGCCCGGCGTGCGCCCCGTCACGTCGCCGATACCTGGGATACGTGTATCCCGTGGGAGGTTTTCGATGCACCGTTTGACAGGATTTCCATCACCGGCGGAGGAGTATGCTCAACCGCCATTGAGTCTGGATTCTTTATTGATCCGCCGTCCGCTCGCAACGTTTCCAGTCCGCTTCACTGGCGATGCGATGACTGGCGTCGGCATCAACGACGGCGACCTGTTAGCTGTCGAGCGCGTTCTTTACTTCCCGCCAGGTAGCATCGTGCTCGCCTTCTACCAAGGCCAGCGCATCATTCGCCAATTCACTCAGCACGCCGGCAGATTCTATCTCTCCGCGCCCGGCCAGCGCGAAATAGAAATCAATGAATCCGTCGAGTTGTTTGGCGTGGTGCTCTGTTCGATCACCTGCTTTCCGAAAACCAAAACGCAGGCGCACGTCGCTGTGTGAGGGGGACGGTATGGCCGCAATTGGCTTGATTGATGCGAACAATTTTTACGCCAGCGCAGAGCGTGTGTTTGAACCGAAGCTGAAAGGCCGCCCGGTTGTCGTCTTGTCCAATAACGACGGCAATGTTGTGGCACGCAGTAAGGAAGCAAAGTCGCTTGGCATAAAGATGGGCCAGCCGTTTTTTGAATGCAGGAGGAAGCTTGAAAATCACAACGCCGCAATCCTGTCATCCAACTACGAACTCTATGCCGATATGTCATGGCGGTTTCAAACAGCGCTCTATGACTTCAGTCCCGACATCGAACATTACTCCATTGATGAAGTGTGGATGAAGATGCCGCATGCAAGGCAGACGCTCACCACCACCGGCCACGAAATGCGAGAGATGGTGCGCGGCCTGACGGGACTGCCCGTCTCTGTCGGCTTTGGAAAGACGAAGACATTAGCCAAGGTCGCAATGGAGTTGGCCAAAACTTCAGCGAAGACAGGGGGCGTGCTCGACCTCACTGATTCGCCTTACCTGGATGAAGCTCTGCGGCGCATTGCCGTTGCGGATATTTGGGGCATCGGCCATCGCGGTGCGGCCAAGCTGGAATGGAAAGGCATCACCAATGCCCTGCAATTCCGGGACGCGGACGAACGCTGGATCCGCCAGCGATTCACGGTTACGGGCGCGCGCACGCAATTGGAGCTGCGCGGCGTCCAGTGTATTCCTTTCCAGCCGACGCCGCCCACAAAGAAGCAGATTTGCTGCTCTCGTTCCTTCGGCGCCGAGACCAATAGCCTGACAGAGATTCGCGCAGCCGTCGCCCACTTCACGGCGCGCGTCTCCGAAAAGCTGCGCGAGCACGATCTTATTGCCGGCGAGATGACCGTCTTCATTACCACCGACCGATTCAAAAAAGATGCGCCGCAATACTCTAGCGCCAGAACGTTACGAATCGGGCCAATGTCGAACAGCACGATTGAACTGATAGCGCTGGCGCAGCGGGCACTTTCTGAAACTTACCGGCCTGGCTTTGCCATACGCAAAGCGGGCGTGTTATTGAATAAACTTCAACCTGCGGACACCGCGCCGCAAAGACTATGGGAGAGCGCGTCCTGCGAACTCCAGCGGCGCCTGATGGCCGCACTCGACACGATCAATGAAAGATTCGGGAAGGATACTATCCGCTGCGGTATTTGGCCCAGCAGCGGTGTATGGGAAACACGCTCTGAAAGACGCTCGCCGGCGTACACGACGCGCTGGAGCGATGTGATGACAGCCTGTTAGTGTTTGATTTGAGGTGCCTGTGCGACGAAGCCTGATCGAGAAAAACGCGCCGCCCTGGTGGAATATCCGCCAGCTTACCGAAGACAATTTCTGGGACTATTGCGACGAGCGGAAGATCTGCGTCCGCGAATCCCAGATTGAACAGCCCGGCTATTCGATCAAAATTGACGGGCAGAACTTTATCTTCGTCCGCGACGACCTGCGCGGCATTGATCGCACCTATACGCTTTGGCACGAGATGGGCCATTACTTCCTGCACCCGCAGCGGATTCAATTCTTCTTGGGTTTGAATAAAACAGTGGAGCTTGAGGCGAACGCCTTTGCGGCCTGCGCAATGATCCCGCGCACCTGGCTTAATGAAGGATGGATCGGCGAAACTGCCAAGGAGTATGGCTATCCACCATGGCTGATCAAATTCCGGCAGACGCTGCTGGAGTATTGGAACATTTAGCTTGCCTCTACTAAGAGAAGTCCATGATCAAAAAAGAATGGCGCGCTCGCAAAGGCAGGGATGTCTGGGGCTATGACATCTGGGTTGCGGTGCCGGGCAAAAAGAAAAAACAGCGTCTGCGCGTCTTTGACTTCGACACAAAAGACGAAGCCATAGAAGCATTAGGCGTTCTTCTGGGAAAGGTGAAAGCTTCAAAACATGGCCTGTCGCTTCCTGCTGATGAACCCTTACTGGTTGAACTCATCCGCGCCAGGCTGGGCACCGTCACCAAGCCAAGCGAGAAGACGCGAGAAACGCGTGTACTGATCGAATGGCTGGCGCTGCTTGATCCCACCGTGGACGCGTCAGAGCGCGACGTGGCGAAGGTTTTCAGTAAATGGCAAATCAGAAGCATTGGGACGCCGGAAATCCGGCTCTACGCAAAAAAGCGTGCCGACGATGGCCAGTCGCCAGCCAGCATCAAACGCGAATTGGTGATCATCGCCGCAATGTTGCATCAGGCCCCAGAATTCTTTCCAGAACTCGCACAATGGCGACCGCCAAAAATTCCATATCCCAAAGTCAAAAACTCACGGCGAGAGCGTGTGCTGACTGATGATGAATATCAGAAACTCGTCAAATGCCTGACCCGACCGCCAAGTGCGCTTGATGGCAATCGAAAGCAAAACCAGCGGAATGGTTATGAAGCCCGAATCCGAGTGGCTGATATTCTTCAGTTCGCAATGCTAACCGGCGCGCGCCATTCGGAAATAATGAAGCTTCAGTGGAAGGATGTCAGTTGGGCGCAGGGGCGGATTTTGATTTATCAGGGAAAGACGGATCGCTATAAGCAGATCCCACTGACAGAACCGTTACAGTTAATTCTGAAATCTCGCCAGAAGGAAGGTGACCGCCCACTGGCTTACGTCTTCAGTAAAGGTGGCAATATCAATCCGAAGTTTTATCGAATTCTCCGCGAGGCGTGCGAGCTTTGCGAAATACCTTATGGACAACGGAACCCTGATGGCATTGTCCTTCATACGGCGCGTCACACAGTAACGACGCGATTAGTTAATGCAGGCTTGGACTTTGACACCATCGGGCAAATCACTGGTCATAGCGCCAAGGAATTGATACTTCACTATACCCACCACACACCGGGTTCAATGCAGCGCGCGGCAGCAGCCCTTGGAGAGGTTGGACAGATTAAGGACAGAAAAGAAAATCCGTGA